CGCAGCGCAAAAAACCGCTGACGCAGCGCAAAAAACCGCTGACGCAGCGCAAAAAGCCGCTGACGCTGCCGCTAATAAAGCTACAAATGCGTTAACAAAAGCAGAGAGCGCATTGACAAAAATTGAGCAGTTAAGCGTATTGAACTACTATAACAATTTGACAAAAGCGACAGATGTAAACACATTAGTTGATATTCATCGCTGGTATTTACAAGCTTCTAATAATCCTAACGCGCCCGAAACAAACCCGGGCTTTTTAAACGTTGATAACGATTATAATGACAGCGTATGTAAACAGCTATGGGTGAGCAAAACGACCGGAGCGATTTATAACCGTTTCGGGCAAATTGTAGAAAACAGTGACCCGGCTACCGTTAGCAGCTGGTCAGAGTGGTATAAGCTGGCTACAAAAGCAGATATTGACGGAATTACAACAGACTTAACCAAAAAAATAACTACTGTGGCAAACAACCTTGCGACACATGAAGCTGACTTTAATAACCCGCACAAAGTAACCGCGGAACAACTCGGATTAACAACGGTATATCAATATAAAGGCAGCGTTGCGACTTACGCAGATTTACCAACTACAGGTCAGAAAGTAGGCGACGTGTGGAACATTGAAACGGCAGACCCTGACCACGGTATTAAAGCGGGGGACAATGTAGCATGGGACGGCGCACAATGGGATATTCTCGGCGGTAACCAAGATTTGAGTGGATACGCTCAATTAAATTCAGCCAATACCTTTACAGCTTCAAATGCTTTCAGAGCAAACCTTGCTGTATCAAGTGGCACAACAGCAGGCAGTCAAGGACAAATTATTTTAGGCAACAAACCCCAATCAGCAACAGTACAAGCGAATATCATAGCTTCTACCACAGGGGCATTAAACTATATTGCTACAGAAAACACTGGACACTATTTCAAAGTTGGCAATAATGCGGCTACATCCATAACTACTAACGCAAGTGAAGCATCAATCTTGTCGTATAATGCCCATACATTTGCACAAATAACAAAGGACGGTGTTGCGAAGTGGTTAGGTAATGCAAATACCGCTACGAAACTAGAAACTGCCCGCAAAATAAACGGCGTGGCTTTCGACGGAACGAAAGATATTACCATTGAGGCAAGCGGCGGCGGTGATGTTACTGCCGCAGGGGATAACAACTTTACAGGAACGAACACATTTAATAAACCTATAACAGTGAGGGACGGCGCACTTGCTGGCATTGGTGGAACTATCATATTAGGCAGGAAGCCTAATAGCGCAACAACGCAAGCAAAGATAAATTCCACTACCACCGGAGCAATGTATTATACAGCAACAGAAGGACTGGCACACTTTTTCAATGTTGGCACAGCAGAAGTTGCCACAATAGGCGGCACTGCAACGACGGCTACACTTGACTTTTTAGCTAATAGTATTCTAAAGTATAGCACTTCAAGTGGTTTAAGAGTAGGTGGCGGCGGTACAAGCAAAATCATAGGTTTTTACCCCGAGGCAGCCGATAACACGGCAGGTATGCGGCTTTCAAATCAAGCAGAAGCCATTAGCACTGACTACAGTATATTTTCTTTACAGAATAATTCTGCTATCAGCTATACGAAAAATGCAGCCTTGCAAGTTGGAAACTTTAAGATATTAGAAGTTGACAGAAATAACAATAATGTAACTATAAAGTCAGACAGTAATGGGCAGATACTATTCACGCCGAACAACCTAGCCAGCAACACAAGCAGCATTGATAGCAATGGTAACTTTTATATATCACACAGCTTAACTGTTGGCTCAACCACTAACACCGGAAATTTTAACGGCGTTATTCGAGCTGGGAACGAGGAAAAATGCCTTTACTTTGCGGGAACAGCGGAAAATACTCACTTCGTAGCGCCAAATACAGGGGATACCGTTAATTATCAATCCGGAGCGAATTGCTATTTAATTAACTGTTCGATCAACAACCCGTCGAGTTTTAATATGAATATTTCACCCATGAGCTTCAAAACGTCCTTTACAGATTACCCTCATATGTGTAAGACGTTAACCGTTTGGTTACCTGTGGGGGCTACTGTTCCGGCGGTAACTTGGACGTTCCCGACGGGTAGCACAGTCTACTACCCTAAAGGTGTTGCGCCGACCTTAACGGCAAATGCGAATAATATCATTAACGTTATAGCCGTAGTCAATTATACAGGCAGCTTTTCAATTCAGGTATGCGACACAGTAGTCCTGCCGTATAGCGGTTAAGAAAGGGGTTTAAAAATGGAGAAAAAAACAGTATACAGATACCAAGGGACTGACTACACCAGCATTAACGCGTTGCGGCGAGCTATGCCGAATGTATCGCTTCCAAGCTCCTTAACTAACGAACAATGCAACGCATTAGGCATTTTAAAATTAGAATTAAATTACAGTACGGATGAAGCCCGAGCTATACGCATTAGCCAGCTATATCAAGAATATCAGTCCGAATTAGTAGTCCCCACAAAGTACGAAGTCAACGGTAAGACTTACTACATTGACCGGGACACGGACAACATTATTAAATTTAATTCGGCGCATGAAGTTGCAAAAATGAAAGGCGATAACCTTTTTAGGGCACAAAATGAAGCGGGAGAATATGAGCTTGTAACGTTAACGGTAGGCGACTTTGAAAGCATTTTATTAAAATCCGCCTTGCTGCAACAATCCGCGTACAACCGCTTCAAGCAAGCACGGGACGCGGTAAACAAATATAAACGTGCAGACAAGATTTTTTCAGTTGAATTTTAAAAAAGTGTGTTATAATTTTAAAAACTTAATTAATCACAGAATAATCGCTACAGTTTACCAATCGTGGCGTAAAGCCCCTGCCTTTAGGCATGAGGATATAAGCCACACCTTGCTCCCCGCAAAGAGATTTTGCGCGGCTTGCATTAGATACCGTTGAATGGTATAATGTAGTCATGGAATATAAAAGTAATCATAATGTGGTGTACTCCTGTAAATATCATGTGGTCTGGTGTCCAAAATATCGCCGTAAGGTCTTGGTCAATGGTGTCGATGTGCGCTTAAAGGAACTCATAGAGGAAATCTGCAATGAGTACCATATCGATGTCATTGAGATGGAGATCATGCCGGACCACGTACATTTGCTCATGGAAGTAGATCCGCAATTCGGTGTTCATAAGGCTGTCAAACAGATTAAGGGCCGTACTTCTCGGGTGCTGCGGCAGGAATTTGGCTGGCTCCGCTCACGGCTTCCAACACTATGGACAAACTCGTACTTTGTATCTACTGTGGGTGGTGCGCCATTGTCGGTGATTAAGCAGTACATAGAGAATCAGAAGAATGTGTGAGGTGGGAAGATGGAATACAGCTATAAATTCCGCTTGTACCCAACAGCAACGCAGCAGGAACAAATGGCTCGGAATTTTGGTTGTTGCCGCTATGTGTTCAACCACTTTCTTGCCCAGCGGCATGAACAGTATAGGGAAAACGGAAAGGCCCCCACACGATTCCAGCAGGACAAAAGTCTCACGGCACTCAAACAAGAATTGCCATGGCTGAAAGAAGTGGATTCTACATCTCTGCAAGCAGCCCTGCAAGACCTGGATACCGCCTATCAGAACTTCTTCCGACGTATGAAGCAAGGGGAGAAGCCCGGATACCCTAGGTTCAAGAGCAAACACAACCACCGGCAGAGCTACAAGAGCAAATGCGTAGGGACGAACATCAAAGTTCTGGATCATGCCGTACAGTTGCCAAAACTGGGCAAAGTGAAGTGCCGTATTTTAAGAGAGGTCAAGGGCCGCATTCTCTCCGCCACGATATCCCGCAATCCCAGCGGCAAGTATTTTGTTGCCCTGTGCTGTACGGATGTGGAAATAAAACCACTGCCCTCCACCGGGGCCGCTGTGGGTCTCGATATGGGCATCAAGTCTTTCGCTGTCACTTCATATGGCGTGGAGCATCCCAACCACAAGCATCTTGCAAAATCCGAGAAAAAGCTAGCCCGGCTCCAGCGGCAGCTCTCCCGAAAAACAAAGGGGAGCAACCGCCGGGAGAAAGCAAGGCTTCTGTTGGCAAGACTGCATGAGCACGTCGCCAACCAGCGACAGGATATGCTCCACAAGTTGTCCACTGACCTTATGCGCCAGTACGATCTGATCTGCATTGAGGACTTGGCACCCAAGAACATGGTCAAGAACCACAGGCTGGCCAAGTCCATCTCAGATGCATCGTGGGGTGAGTTCCGGCGGCAGTTGGAATACAAGTCAAAGTGGTATGGAAAACAGGTGGTCACGATAGACCGCTTCTTTCCGTCCAGCCAGCTTTGCTCTGTATGTGGTGCTCAGTGGCCCGGAACGAAAGACCTTTCTGTGCGGGAGTGGTTTTGCCCGGTTTGCGGTACAGTCCACGGCCGGGACATCAACGCCGCGAAGAACATCCTCAACGAAGGTCTGCGCCTGCTGGCGTAGATAGAATATATGGTAGGGCGGGACACGCCCGAACCGATACGCTCGGGGAGACCATGTAAGACCTCGCATGGTGCAGGCTGCGGTCAGCGAACCGAGAATCCCCGGCTTTAGCCGTGGGGAGTGTCAACAAGCTGACAGTCTTTCTGTTTTTGAATTTATTTTTCCTAACTTATAACCAAAAAGCAGAAAAGCAAAAAAGCAGGGCTTTTGCCCTGTTTTTTTATTTTGCAATTTTTCAAAAAATACTTGACAACAGGACGAAGGGGGGCTATAATATAGACAAGAGGTAAGGAAAAATCAAAAAATAAAGGGGGCAATATAGACTGCGAATATCTTGATATGCGTTACCCGAAAATTGAAGAAGCAGACGAGGACGAGGAATAAAATGCAAAGTGTTTGTGTTACAAAAGCAAAAGCATACTACATTATAGCCGACGGATACACAGAATGCTATACATTTAAAAGAGGACTATAAATATTTAGCAGGAGAATAACCATGAAAAAATATAGTGTAAAATTGATTGAAACATATGTTTTTGACTTTGAAGTAGAAGCCAAAAACAGAGTAGAAGCGGAAGAAAAAGCCAAAGAATATGTTGATAAATATCAAGCGGATAAATTCTTTGAATGTGCTACTAATAGGGTATTTAAAATTATTCCCACAATAGAAGGTGATAAAGAATGAAATTAAAAGCTTATGGATGGGACGACGAAGATTATGACGAAAGTCATGTAGTTTGGGCGGCTACACCGGGAAAAGCTAAAGCGTTACTTGCTTCCGAACATGATAGAGAATTTACAGAAATGCGGGTTTACCGTGTTCCGTGGGCTGATAAATATGGAGCCAGTAAAATAATACCAGCAAAAGAATTTTTAAGTAATGGCTGGAAGCTGAATTGCACAAACTGCGGGAAAGTTGTTCGTAATGGTACAGCAACAGTTTTAGATGCAGTAGAGGTGCTATGTGACGAGTGCGCGAAAGATTGGAACGAGAAAAGAGGGAAAAAATGAAGATAGAAGATTTGAAAGTAGGCAAAGTATATAGAGCTAAACGCCCTAGAGTTGTACACACATTGGGCGGCAGCTATATCAATGATAGGCAGATACTCTATATATCGCCATTTGAGGAAACTATTCAGTACGATAGCCCTAAAGTCGGTTTTGGGTCAAGATATCCAGTGATATCTGTTGAAAAATTTCTAAAATGGGCAGCTAAAGATATAACAGATAGCTTGCCGCCTAACGAATGGGAAAATATAAGAGGTGCAAAAATGGAAAGTACATATATGACTTTAGAAAAATATGCAGCGACCTTGAAAGTCGGTGATGAAGTTACTATAGAATATCATTCAATGGCTGGCGATAGGCAGACAATAGAAAAAATTTTAAAAATTACCAAAAGCGGGACGATTTATTTAAGAAGCACAAATTGCAAGGACGCCATAAGATTTAGAAAAAATGGGCAATGGCTTGACAATTTTGGTTATCAGGGTGGATTAATTAGCGGATACAGTTTAAAAAATCCATATAAAAATCCATTTGACTTTACACGGGTAAAAATATAGGAGGTGTGCAAAATGAGAAAATATATGTCAATATCCAACCCAAGCCACGATAGATTGATAGCTTTTATCAATAAATACTATACGAGCAGTGGCTGGAGAATAATAAGTATAGTTAAAGGTAATGGTGATTTTTGGGCAACATTGGAGAAGGAAAAAACTCCCTAACATTTTTGGAAATAGAAGGAAAGAGGTAGAACTATGGCAAAAAAGAACGTGAACGACAAATAGAAAAAGCTTATATATTCTACAGGCGTCGGGTTAAAACTTTGCTTGCTACTGGGCGTTATCTTTTAATCATCAACACAAGGAAATATAAGCAAGATAAAATTAAAAGCCCCTAGCGTCGATTGTGTGACACGCTAGGGGCTTTTTCTTAACCGTTATTCACGCAATCGGGACATTTACAGACAGAGCGCCATTCAGTACCGACTTGCTTTTGTTTAGAAATAGTCCAGCCTAAAGACCGGGCTTTGATTTTTGTCTGACCTTTTGTTGAAAATGGGAACAGCTTTACTGCCCCGCATTTTTCGCAAACGACACCTGAAATGATACCTTTTAAATTCACTTTTTATACCTGCCTTTCAATATTTTTTCTCGACATTGCAAACAAACTGTCTGCTGAACTTTACGGTTAGATATAGCTGCTACAGCTTTGCTTATGCCGACACCGCACATGATACACATATTCTGTGTGTCATCATCTTTAGGTGGCGGCGTATTTGGGGGCTTAATAATTGGCGGTGCTTCTTCTGCCCGTTCCCGCTTAACTGGGATGATTTCAGGCAAAGGCTTTTCTTTGCCTTTTTCGACGCTGGCGGCAACTAATGCGCCGACCTGCTGCGCTGCTTCAATTCGTTTCTGTATCTCGTTGCGCTTGGCGTCCGGGTAGGCGAAACGATAGTTACCGTTGCCGTCTTTAATCACCAGAGCTTTAATGATACGCTTTGCTTCGTCGTATTCAATTTCTGAAACGAAAAAAGAAACATCATTGCTTAACGCTACATTTTTCGTTCGATTGTTGATATACGTTTCATATTTTTTTAGTATGAGCTGAATTTTGGGGGAACTGTATAATTCCCGCCCTATACCCCAATTAGTAGCAGCACGTTTAAAGGCGTCGGAAGCGCGCCCCTTATTCGCCGAAACGTTGGATAATTCGCCTACATCTTCTTTAGTTATCCATTCTCCAGCTTCATTTTTTATGGATATTCCGCAGATGAAGTCGTTTCCTTCTGCCCTGTGCGTTCTTTGCCAGCTATCCGCCCCGACGTATCTATCAAGATAGTACATATCAACACGAGCGTCTTTATAAAGCAGTAAATCTGCCTTGTAGTATTCAACACGTTCGCCTTGTGCATTCTCGGCATAGCACTTAATGATACGGTTAACGCGTATCTCTATATCTTCTGCGTTTAGTAATGGGAATTTAATCTGCATAGCTTTGCCCTTCTTTCTCATTAGTAATCCTTTAAGTTTGATTAAGCACATATTTAGTTATATTATTTATGTGTAGCGGCTTACTCCTTTTTTACGTCTGTGCGTCTTGTGCAGGCGTTTTTTTATTCGTCAAAATCCGCTGTTAAAGCTAGATGTTTTTCAAAAAATAAGTCTTTCAAAATCTCGACTAATGTTTTAACATCCGCCTTTTCTTCTGAATAGCCAACTATGTTGCACAAATCAACATATTCAGTATTGAGCGAGCCGGATTTAACAACTTGCGTAACAAATTGATTTATGTTATCGCAATGATAGACTTGTGACGGCTTTACAGGCATCAAGTAACCGTCTTTATTCGGCATTAAAGGATTTAATATGACCCTCATTTCAAAATCACCAGCAGCGCAAGAACTGCGCTTATAAAGTAAAGTAAATTCAGCAAGCAATGTCGCTGGTTGCTGACCGTGATAAAAAGTAAATTTAATATCTGACTAAATGTGTCGAATACCGCTGTTGCGGCAACAACACCAGTCCCTAACGCCATTAACACAAACCTCATTTGTAGCCCCCCTTTATTCTCATTATAAAGCGAATACAAGAAGGTGTCAAGTGAATTTTGAAAAAAATAAAAAGAAAAAATCCCTAGAATGTATAGCTGCATTCTAGGGATAACCTACTAAGATTTTTTTAATAAATCATACAGAAAGGATACTTGTTTTAAGAAGAAAAAAATTGTTCTTGTGATGTTCTTGCTACTTAATCGACGTTAGAAACTACCGGGAGCGGCTTTTGATTCGTTTGAGAACAGGCATTGCCCCCCTAACGCATTTTGTAATTACATTTAAATTATAAGCTCCATTGCTAAAAAGTCAAGCTAAAAATTTTTACCACACCGTAGCCGAAAGCCCCTTGCTTTAGATACGGGGATGAAGGCGGCTTCGTTGCATCCCTCTTGTATTATATAAATGGTTGCTGTATAATACTAGGTATGGAAACAAAATACAAATCAAACAACAACATCGTTTATTCTTGCAAGTATCATGTGGTATGGTGTCCGAAATATCGCCGCAAAGTGCTAGTCCGAGACGTAGAACGGCGACTAAAGGAGTTGATAATTCAAATTTGCGCCGAACGTCAAATTGAGATTATCGAAATGGAAATCATGCCGGATCATGTTCATCTGCTTTGTGAAGTAGACCCCCAATACGGAATTCATAAGGCGATAAGAGAAATCAAAGGCACGACTTCCCGCCTTTTGCGGCAAGAATTCAAGCATCTAACGACAAAACTGCCGACACTTTGGACAAACAGCTATTTTGTATCCACCGTAGGCGGTGCGCTGCTGGAAGTTATTAAGCAGTATGTAGACAACCAAAAAACATCACAGCGAAAGTGAGGTGAGAACCTTGAAGACATATTGTTTTAAGCTATATCAAGCTAAGCGGAACCGCAAACTGCATAGACAAATCAATATCTCTGGTTGTATCTATAACCACTGCATTGTCTTGCATAAGCGATACTATCGCCTGTTTGGCAAGTCGCTTAATGCGTACCGTCTTCAAAAACACCTCACCAAGCTGAAAGCGAGAGAAAAATATGCCTTTTGGAAATTAGTTGGCTCACAAGCCATACAGGATATTGCCCAGCGGATCGACAAGGGCTATAAACTATTTTTCCGCAATCTGAAACACAAGGTTAAAACAGCTCCCCCATCTTTCGAAAAGGTGAAAAAATACAAGTCGTTCACGTTAAAGCAAGCCGGATATAAGTATTCCGGTGGCAATCGGATCACCATTCAAAAGCAGGAGTACAAATTTCATCTATCTCGTGAGATCGAAGGAACGATCAAGACGCTAACCGTCAAACGCGACGCTTTAGGTGATATATATCTTTATTTTGTCTGCGAACAGGAAGAAAAAAACGAAGTCCTAGCCAGAACAGGTAACAGTGTCGGCTTTGATTTCGGCTTAAAAACATTTTTGCAATCATCGGATGGATTAAGCATTGAAGCTCCATTGTTCTTCAAGCAAAACAGAAAAGCTATTGAAAAGGCCAATCGAGAGTTGTCCCGCAAAAAGAAAGGCTCGGCCAACAGAGACCGAGCAAGAATGGCGTTAGCCAGGCTGCACAAAAAAACAGCCAATCAACGCGCAGATTTTCATTTCAAGTTGGCGCGGAACTTATCGGGTGAATATGCCACCATTTGCATTGAAGACCTCAATATGAAGGCCATGCAAAAACTGTGGGGGCGCAAAATTTCTGACCTTGGTTTTAGTGCATTTGTGAATGTTTTGGAATATCAATGCTCTAAAACTGGTTCTACCGTAGTGAAAATTCCGCGTTTCTATCCGTCGAGCAAAACCTGTTCGGCTTGCGGGCATGTGCTGGATGAACTGCCATTGAAAATTCGGAATTGGGTTTGTCCAGAATGTAGCGCAGTGCACGACAGAGATACAAACGCAGCGGTTAATATTCTTAGAGTTGGGGCATCAACTCTATTGGGAGAGGCAATGTAAGACCTGCGTTCAGCAGGCAAATGCCGTTCACATCCCAGAATCCCCCGGCTTTAGCTGTGGGGAGTATGTCAAAACTTTTATTTTTGCTATATCTTGTGATTTTATAGGCTAATTCCCCTGTTTAAATACTATATATAGTTTATACACAGAGTTATCCACATTATCCACAACTAGACAAATTTATCAAATTCGATTAAAATAAAAAAGCAGCAACTCTTTACAGAGCTGCTGCCTCATACGCAAACGTAAGAAAAGAAACAATGTCAATAAAAATGTTGCTGACACTAATTATCAACTTATAACCTATGAAGGTTATGAGTCCCTTTTGTTACGCCTATATGAAAATTATATCTAAATTTTAAAGTAATGTCAATACAAAAAAAGTAAATGCTGACACTAGATTTTAACTAAAAATAGAAAAAATTCCTTACCTCTATAGGAATGACACAGAATAACCCCACCTGTGTATAAAAAATGGTTGGTGCTGCAACGAGCCAAGTTTATAAAGTCGTTGCCCCTAGTAGTTTTTTGATTGCAAAAACTATTAGCCGCTTTAGCTGTAGTGGGCTTTATGCGGGGAGGAAGTTGGCAGAGGTCAACCTACTCTGGTATGGTGTATATACCTTTAGACAGGCATAGTCTATAAAATATACGGCTGGCGGCAACGGGCGCAGAGTGCGCGGGGGTAAGTCATGGAGCGTGGGACGTTGGGGACGCTATGAAATGGCTAGCAATTCAACTATACAGCGACGGCGGGGACGCAATCGCAAAAACCTCTTTTCAGTAGACAGTAGTAATACTGTGTGCTGTTAGGGGTTTTTCTGCCTACCAGCTTCTAACAGGGACTATATTTTTTATTACCCTATTGACAAACAGAGCAGAGGGGGGCTATAATATAAGTAAAGATAGGAGTTGATAATTTGTTTGAGTGGAAAACAATAATTAAAGTTGCTGCCGCCGCTGGATTAGTGACTTTTGCGGTTAAATTAAGTGCCGGACTTGCTGAAGTGTTGATAGAATATCCTATATGGCGCGGCTGGTTAGGTGGACTGTAGAATGGCTAACATGATAAAGCAGTATGAAAAAGTTAGGGCTTTCAAGTGTTCTAGCAAAGACTTTCCCGAGCTGGGGAGTATAGCTGTATTCGCGTATAACTACAGTGAAGCTAGATATTTAGCTAAAGAAACGTTCAAAGAGGTTAACCCGGCAGTAAGGTATTTAGGTATTAGGGCAAGTATTATCTTGAAAGACGTACCCAAAAATTTAAATAACAAAGTATGCTTCAACGAGAATCACGAAGGGTATGAATTAGTTTCAGAATTTTTATAAAAAGAAAGGGGTAAAACACTATGCTACAACTTATGAATTATTCAACTAAAGAGGAATTTATTAACGACCAGTACGAAAAACTTTCAGAAACAGGGAAAACAAAATTCAGGATGAAAGTTGCAAAAAAAAGCATTGATTTCGATAGAGCTTTATATCTATGGTCATTTTTCGGCTGGTTTGGTTTTCATCAGCTTTATTTAAAAAATTATGGCGCGTTTTTCATTCGCCTTTTTACAATGAGTTGCTTTTTAACTTTATGGTTTAAAGACCGTTTTAGCCTTGAGGATGACGTAAAAAAATATAATACAGAAGTCGAATTACAAGCTATTTTAGAATTAATTTAGGGGGATAATATGAACGCTCAAGAAGCAGCCCGGATATTAGCTAAAGAAAACGACAGTGTTGTCGTTGTGGGAATAAGAAGGGAAGCAACAGGCGATTTAATCAGCGACGAATGTTTTTTAAATTTAGACGAATTTCATGCAGCCGTAGTGTGCGCGAATTTAGTAGGATACATTTTAAAAATTCAAAAGAGGAAAAACTCTATAGACCACATATTGAAAGGCGTCAAGCAGTTAGTTGATGTGGGTATTCCGTTAGATGAAAAAACAGAAAGGGGCTTATAGCTATGGCAAAGAAAAACGCCAGCTTAAAATTAAAAATTGCAGCTTGTAAAAAATGCAAAAGTCAGCCAAGACTAAAATTGGGACTATCCTTTTACTTTGAATGTAACTGCGGACAGTCTATATCAGGCGCATATGGTGACGGAATTCTTGAAACGACTAGAAAATGGAACGAAGCCCAACGCGAGGACAAAAATGTTTGAAAACCAAACCTTAAATAAAAATCGTGTGCTACCGTCTGCTATGATATTAGACAGATTGAGCATAGAATGTATTGCTAAAGCTGCAACGAAAGAAAAAATCATAGAAAGCTGCTGCATTTCTAGCACTAAATTAGTTGAACAGTTAGTAAAAAGCGAGCCGCAATACAGTAAGATTGTAGAAAAAATGGCAGATGTATATATATCATTATCGCAGCTATTGATAACTTTACCGATACGGGACGACGATTTAAACGCTGCCATAAAACTTAAAGTTTCGAGAAAGCTCAAACATAATCCGACATTAATTAAATTTTGAAAAAGCAGAGTATTTTAATCAAAGTAAAATAAAAGCGTTGGTAGCTCCGGTAGAAAAGGTGAAGAAATGGTAGCAAAAAAGCAATCCACAAAGACAGCACAGCTATACGCCTATTCTTTTGACAGGGAAACATGGCAGGGTGATTTTAACAGCCGTGAGGAAGCAATGCAGGCGGCTATGAACGACGAACACAACAAAGGATGTCTAGTAGTATATACAGGGATTGCAAAGCTGTACACGCCAGTTTTAAAATCTGAAACAGTATTGGATATCCTAAAAATAGAAGCTGACGAGATAGCAGGCGTAGCTGCTGCGAATTGGCTAAATTTAGAAGATATACAAGAAGAACTCTGTACCGAACTAGAAAAAACCTTAACAGCAGCCGTTATGAAGTGGCTTGAAAAACATAGCTTAAAGCCTGATTTTTATGAAAGCATAAGCAGCGTACAGGCGCACGGCATAGACGATTACTTTAAAAAGAAATAAGGGAACACCCCTTGTTTTTACTGTGATATAATATAGTAAAAACAAGGGGTGTATTTTATGTTGACAAATTTATATGAAAACCTTAAATATATAATTAACAGGTTTGCGAATATTGATGTATGGGCATATGCTGTGGCTATATGGACTTTTGGATATAAGACGTTTGGAGAAAACTTTTGGGGTGTAGTGTTTTTATCATTCGGATTAGTCCTTTATGATACATTTCTTAAAGTCGTTTATATTAGCAAAAAATACATCCATGAAAATTTAACGCCTGATACACCGATTGAATTTATCTCACTTCGTAAAGCCTTGTATTACTGCTTTAAAGCCAAAACGTGGAATAAGACTTATTTAAACAGTGCCGCCCTTTCAAGGGTTATAGAAAAATTGCTGATTTACAATGCTAGTTTAGTCATTGCATTTTATGCTGGGCAAGTAGTTCCGAATATTAAATTATTTTCAACAAACTTAATTTTAAATGACTTTTTGCCCGGAGTGATTACCGTCTGCATTTTAGTAGTTGAATTATCCAGCATAAACGAGAATCTAATAGAGTTAGGATATAGCAGTATTGCGAACGCCGTAAAAAGGGTTATTGGTTATGTGGTCAATAAATTTTTGCCTACCACGAAATAACGTGCTAAAATGGTAAAAAGGAGTGATAAACATGGTCAAAGAAATCCAGTTTCAGCGTAGTAAACAGCGCATTTTCGCAATGGATGAAAGCTATAATGTCATTGGTGATTGGGAATGTCGTGACGATTTTGTTCCGGGCTACAACGAAGCAGGCGACCCCCGTGGAAGCTTACCGGACGGCGTTTATACAAACGTAAGCGCAGAAGTTACTAACGGCGCATATGGCGCAGCTTATGGCACATTCTATATCACTACCCACGACCCACGAGCAAGAGATATTCACGGTGGCGGCAGCGGCTTGCCTAATCCGTTTGCAGGACGTCAAGGCTGGGTACCGACTTACGGCTGTCTGCGTATGCAGAATATCGACGGCGAAGAATTAAGCAGAATGATTATAGAAACAGGAAACAACGTTGTTTTAACAGTAGTACCATAAAAAACAATACTTAACATTTACGTCAAAAAGCAGGGCAAAAGCCCTGCTTTTTTATCTTGCAATTAAAAAAAGACTTGACAATAGGATAAAGGGGGGCTATAATATAAACAAGAGGTAAGGAAAAATCAAAAAATAAAGGGGTTATGAAAAATGCAAAGAATGGTAGAATACAAGTATTATTTATCAATCAATAACGCAATAGACAGAAGTACCTGTTACGAAACGGCAGGCGAAGCACGTAGAGCAGCTAAAAGCGTAAAAGCCGAAAAAGTTATGATAGTTGTCGAGAAATTCACCCGTGAATTTTTTGAAGCATAAAAACAAATTGAAAAAAACAAAAATAAAATCAGAGAGGATAGGCTGCTTATGATTTTTATAGTAAATGATAAAAGAATTGAGATTTATATTCACGAAGTTTGGGAAAAAACTAAATTCCCTGTGTTCGTGACATTACCGCCAAGTATCATCAGAAAAGTAACATTCTTAAATAATGAAGAATGCATGACATCAGAATCAAATTTAGAAACAATTCTTATTGTAGCTCAAAAAACATTGAATTTATGGAACGAAAAAGCTGAACAAGAAAGCGAATATCCGAGGTATTTCAAAATTTGCAAAGTGGAGTTATAAAAATGTTTTTAGAAAATGGATTAAAAGGGCTGGTAATAAGTCTTGTTACTGGTATAATTGGAATAGTAATCACGTCTTTATTTTGGTGGATTTACCAAAAAATAAAAGGGGGTTAAATATGTGGAACTTAATAAAAGCAGTATTACTAGCCTTATTATTGCTGCCTGTGCCGGGCTTGTGCTGGGCGCAGGAGCAACCTATTACTATTACGCCCGGGCAGGCGGCGAAATGGACAAGCGACTTGCAGCAGCTACAGCAGGAATTAACTCTGCTAGAGAACAGCAGCAACGAGAAATCGCAGAGCTACAGGGACTTGTTATCGCGTTACAATCAAACATTGGAGATAGTGAACGCGTTACGGAACAGATTAGAGATAGCCGAAAAGACCTCGAAGAACTTGACAGAATCATTGACAGCGAAAACGCAGCAGTTAACGAGCTTGACAGCCGAGAAACAGCAGACAGAGAAGCTATTAGACGAAGCAAACAAATTGTTGACAGAATACTCCGAGAGCTGCAAGAAAAAACTGGCAGTAATTAAAAGGCAGCGCAATGCCGCATATGTAGTTGCGGCAGCCGCTTTAACATATAGCCTCATAAAAAAATAAAAAAAGGAAGTGCCAAAATGACAGACAAAACAGAAAAATCAACAGTTTTAGAAAAACAGGCAGGAGAAGATTTGAAGCCTTATTATGTTAAAATCACCGTTGAACAGCAAAAGCAGTTTGAAACAACAAAAAAAGCTATAGCCGAACATAAGCGATACACAGAAGCGACGGTAGACGCCGCCTATGGTTTTGTATTAAAGAATGGGTCAGAAAAATTAACAGCCAGCCCGGAAGCGGCCAAACAAGCGGCTAATTTATTCAAAGACGCTTCACTTTTAATCAGTGAAAGCAATGTATTAGAGTGCCTTAACCAGCATATTATAGGCTTGCTTGAAAATAACAAATTGGATTTAGTTAAATTGGTTGAAAGCCTAGATGATAAAGAATTAAAAATTCTTGCAGGGCTGATTAGTGCGCGCCTGCCTCAAGACACAGCAACATTAAAAGACGGAGAGTAAAATGGGGGGGTTACTGGGCAGAGATAATCCTTTAGGCAGTGCGTTCGAGCTAATCAACAAGCGTATAGAAGAAGAAGCGGAAGCAGAAAAAGAAAAGCGAGCTTTGACTTACTGGAATGTAACGAAGAATTGCTTAAATTGCACTAAAAATTTAAAGTGCAATCTACCACGTTCCGCAAGAAATGCGCGTTGTAAGTACTTCGAGCCGTCAGAGTATCACTTGAAAGAAATCCGTAAACACAACTATGAAGTAAGTTTGCGACGACGCCAAAAATTAAATTCATAATACTAAAAAGCAGGGTATTTGCCCTGCTTTTTTATCTTGCAATCTAAAAAAAGACTTGACAACAGGATAAAGGGGGGCTATAATATAGACAAGAGGTAAGGAAAAACAAAAATAAAGGGAGCGATACCATGATTACAGAAAACAGAATTATCAACAGAAAAAATTTAAAACAACTGTGTATTGATTTTGATTTATACACTCTTGGAACTTCCGAAGAATATGAGGAAATGTTAAGACGAGGAATATAATGATAACTGCATTTTTAATAGGCGCATTATTAGTTTTGGCAGCCTTTATGATAAATATTTATATTATTCGCAGATTTTAAGGAAGTGATAAAGTGATTAAATTAAAAAAAGAAAAGAAAAAAGATTTTGTTTGCGACGGGTGTGGAAAAGGTTATATTGGGGCGAGCAGGAACAGCTTTATTATCCGCGTAGCCGGATACGAAACCTATAATATTCAGCTTTGCAATGCTTGTTTATTATCGTTAAAGAAAAAAATCAATAAAGAGGAGAATGAATAATGCAGAATATCAGCATTGAAGCAGCAAAGGCAAAAGGATTTATAAGCGGCTACCGTGTTGGACGAATTATTTTAGCCTGTTCGATTGAACGCTGGAAATATGGAAAGCTGCTAAAAGAACTGCGGGAAGATTGCACGAATATATTTAAATTCCATACAGGGCGACGCACACGGTATTACTATGACCCCTTCGAGGTGCTGGAAAAAATCAAGGGATATAAGCAGTATGGTAATAGGCATTTGAGCAAAGAAAAAATAGATGAATACTGCAATCAAGTAAAAGAAGCTAAAGAAAAGAGTTTAGAAAAATGATTGATTGCCTAAAATGTTACCGCCTGCGCCGCCATAACGATACTGTTTACTGCCCGTTTTTAGACCTTAAAGAATGCGTAAGAGGGGAACATTATATAAACATTGCAAGCCTGCCATTTAAACCAAAACAGGAAGAAATTCCCCCCCTGCCGCCGAAAATGGTGAAAGCAATTCCACCGTTTAAACCACACCCAAACAGCCCGCACGATTGGGAAAAGTTTCATAATCAAATTTTTGAAATGAAAAATAACGGCGTCAGCTCATATAAGATTGCTGCCGCATTGGGACTTCCACAAACGTCAGTATTTAACTATATGAAACGATACGATCAGCCTTGAACGATTTTAAATAACCAGCGCAATACATTACACCTAAAACAAATAAAAAACGCCCATATGGAGATTATGGCGACGGAAAGAGGTAGAAAATGGACAACAAACTAGATATAAACGTAACGGAAAAGAACGTAAGTGATGAAAACATGCTAAAAACAGTAGAAGAAGCGTTAATGAAAAAAGAACTCTGCTTATTTATGAGTGAAACGGGTACTTTTATGACTACAGGAACACAGGACGACGCAGAAGAAATCTTTTTGAAATTGCAAGGTGTTTTGCTTGCAGGCTTTTTGAGCATGGAAAAAGCAACAGATTATGATATTGAACAAATTTTATTACTACAACTAGAAGCAGTGAAAGAAATAAAAAAAGAGCTTTCAGGAGTTACCCCCCCGAAAGGAAGTATACTGCTTAAAGGGGAGAGTGTTTTAAATTGAAATCATTAAAGGATGTAAAGCCCGGCGATAAAATATTTGTTTTAAATTCAAACCGTGGATACTTGAAAGAGCCGCAGATAGAAATATTAACCGTCAATAAAGTTGGAATACTTTATATTTATACTGATTATGATAAATACAAAAAATCAAATGGAGAAGCTGTAGAATCATCTTTAGACGTCAAAGCTTTTGCAACGCTGGAAGAAGCGGAAACAGGGCTATTTATGATTAAAGCGCGCAAATATTACCGAAACAGTATAAAAGTAGACGACATTACTTATTCACAAATGAAAGCTATTTTCGATATTTTAGGAATCGACACGGAAGAAGTGATAAAATGATTGAATACGGGCGATTTTTTACTAAACTTTACCGCATTCGACGGGGATATTATCGGCGCAATATCACAATTCGCTTGTCGGTAGGCTATGAATACCGACTAAAGAACAAAGAAATATTTAAAGAGGTTTTTGTATCGTTGCGGGGGCGTAATATCGCCACTTTTAAATTTAGGGAGCAAATAAAATGAATGCTAGAGATATCATTAAGTTAGCTGCAAAGCTTTATATTGATGACTATTTAAAGAAAAAGACGACGATACTAGCTAACGCCGAAAAAGGTAAAGATATCAATATAGATATTTTTATGCCAAAAGTTACGGATGTAACGGTAAGTGATTTTGCAAAATATCTGCAAAAGGCTATAGAATCACAACCAAAAGAAGAAAGAGCCAAGCACAGAAAATTTTTTAAAACAAAGCGCAAAAATAACACAAGAATTAAAAGACCTTGAACAAGAATTAGATAAATTAGAAAGGCAGAAAGATGAAAAATACTGACTTGAAAAAAGATAAAATAAAAGAGCTGGAAGAAAAAGCAAAACAAGCATTGCAAACGGGAACTGACTTTCTAGAGATTAAAACAGATGATTTGTTACTGCTTTGTAGAACGATAAATGCGGAACGATTTAGACTATCACAGTTAAATAAAAAATATTCTACAGCAAGGAGAGAACTTAAAAATGCCAGCGATAGAAAAATATTATAAAATAGAGGAAGTTTTTGCGTGGCAATGGGACGGCAACGCGAATATAAACGCCGAGGATTTCCCAGCAGAATTAAGAAATGACGTTACAGGACTAAAAGTTGAAAGAAGATTAAAAACATCTTTTAATGTAGAATTAAAAAACAAGCATTTAGCGAATTGCCAAAAATGCGGGCGAATGGGTGCAGAATGTTTCACAACCACCATAGAAGAATATGATATATATGAAAAAATACTTTGTGAAGATTGTCTTACAGAAATGATTGATAAGAAAATGTCTGCTATTGAACATAAAAAAATAGAATAACATTCCACAAAGAGGAAACAAAATGAATCCGATACCAAAAACGAAAATCATACGACTTAAAGAGCAGAAGTTAGCAAAGCTAAATGAAACGATACACCAGCGTGACCAGCATAAGTGTATTTACTGCGGTAATCGGGTAGACCCCGGAGAAAAGTTTCATCTCATCGCGGGCAGGATACCCTGACCTCTTAGGTCGGGGAGGAATGCCCGCTCCCTCCTTTCAATAAAAAACAATAGATTTTCAGCAAAAATAGTGCTATAATAATTTTGATGAAGTAATATACACTTTAGAAAGGCAGGTGAGAATATGTCCGACCTAACCAAAACGATAAAACTTCGCATACATGTTACTCCTGAACAGGAAGTATTGTTCCGTCAAATGACGGAACAATACCGTCAGGCTTGCAACTTCGTGTCTCAATACATCTTCGACAATCAGTTCGACTTGACTTACCAAAGCCTCAATAAGAAACTGTATAGTAGCCTTCGTGGCTTGTTCGGCTTGAAGTCTCAATTAACCCAGTCTTCTATCAAGACGACGATTGCCAGATACAAGACAGTCAAGCAACAGTTATTCCGAAAGCCTTATAGATACAAGGATGAGGATGGTAACTGGCAACGCATCCCTAAGGATTTGGAATGGCTCTGGAAACCCGTATTCTTTCGCCGGCCGCAGGCTGACTTAGTCCGCAACCGAGACTACAGTTTCGTAGATGACGGGCAAGTCCTGTCCATCAACACACTCGGCAAGAGAACCAAATGTACCTTTGAAAGCGAGCATTTCGCTGAATACCTTGATGGCTCCTATGACCTTGGTACTGCTAAACTGATTGAACTCAAAGGTTTGTGGTATCTCCATATTCCTATCACCAAAGCTGTTGAAGATTTTCAGAAGGAAAACGTTCGCCATGTTGTCGGTATCGACCGTGGACTTCGTTTCCTTACGGTTAGTTACGATGAACAAGGTAAAACTGAGTTTGTCTCTGGCAGAAAGATTGCCACTAAACGCCATAAATTCCAAGAAGTACGCAAGCAGCTTCAGTCCAAAGGTACAAAATCTGCAAAGCGTAGACTAAAAGCCATTTCCGGGCGAGAGAACCGTTGGATGTCTGATGTAAACCATCGGATTTCTAAGACACTCGTTGAGAAATACGGCAAAGATACACTGTTTGTACTTGAGGATTTGACCGGCGTCAGCTTCGAGGATTCTAACCTTTCCAGAATTGCAAAGCAGAATTATGACCTGAGAAGCTGGAGTTTTTACCAGTTGGAACAGTTCTTAACTTACAAGGCTCACGAGAATCGTTCCGAGGTTCTGAAAGTGTCTGCAAGATACACTTCCCAGCGTTGTCCTAAATGCGGTACTATCCATAAAGAAAATCGTGACCATCACAGGCATCTGTATAGCTGTCAGTGCGGTTACAGGTCCAACGATGACCGTATCGGTGCAATGAATATCCAGCTCCTCGGCACGATGTGGATTTCTGGGGACAATAATCCTCGTTACGAAAGAATATCAACTACCTCGGAGTAAATCTCCTTGGTAAAGCGGGTGTCGTCAACCACCCGATAATGTAGGCGGATTTAGGGAGACATCTTTTAGATGTCGCTACTACCTATGCAGTTCCCGACTTACAAGCCGCCACTTCTATAAGTGGCGGTAGTTGACCACGAACACAACGGGATAAAAAGCGACCAAATAGAATACGGCGTATTGCTGTGCATGGACTGCCACACAGAACGTCACCACGGTAAAAAGTGCAATGATATAAAAGAATACTGCCGGAAGTATTTAATAAAGCTATATGGCGAATCAATTTACAGTAAATAAAAAAGCAGAGGTTTTAACCTCTGCTTTTTTTGCTTTCTCTATGCATTTTTATAAAAGCTGGCAGGACTGTTATTTCTTCATTGACTTCTGTAAGCCGCAGCGCAGCAAACGGTGCGCCGTTGGTATACCGCTTATGAATATGTACCGAAACAATGCGGCTATCTGTATCAAATGCCAAGCCCTCTGCGGCGTCTGTGATGTTTTTAAAAAGGTTATCGCAGTCCGGCTTGACTTTTGGAAATTCTGCGCCGACATCAACAGCGGCTTTAAACTTCTTACTTTTCGACGCAGGGACAGGTAAAAAAATATATACCTCACAGAACAAGGCGACATCTTTAAAAAAGATACCTGACTTTTGAACAGCTTGTTTAATACAGTATTCGCACTGCTGGCGGTAGTAAATAGAAGCGTCTTTATAGTAGGCGATAGCATGAGGCAAAGGAACGCCGTTTTTGCCCCGTGTGGCGATTTTAGGGCGGCTTTGAGGAATTGCTTCACCGTCGATAAAAACGGTTAGCTGACGGGCGTCAGGCGCGATATTTAAGGCATATAATGCGTTATCGATATTCATAATTAAACCTCTTTACTTTCCAAAAAAGCCTTACTAGTAGGGTTTATTTCGCATTCAGTCAATAAAAGCTGCTCCATGCTTACCCCGAATAACTGCGCCAGCTTATACACGTTGAGCGCATTCGTTTTTAAGATTGAACGGTCAGGAGATGAACTAAAAGCATTAAGCGTTTTAAGCGGGATACCTGTTATCTCTGCAACAAAGCGACGGGACATTTTAAAAATGTTGCGGTAATATTCCACTGCGCTTTTAGCGTGGGTTATCGAATCATTTTCGATAAGCAGAGTTTTTTGAGTAATTAAAACTCTATCCATAAAGTTATCGTCAGTCAGCTCAATCCTGCGCCCTTCAACTACAAGAATAATATTATATTCGTTATCGTCAAGAATATTTACTGTAGTCTTATAAGACCAAAAGCCTATTTTTTGAGTTATGAAATTTAAAATACAATCAATAGGCACAAACAACGTATATTCCACTTCATCCACAAAATTAATAGCCTGCCGCCTATCAGGAAAGTTATAGACTTGATATCTTGGCGAGCCTGTTTCGTAACTGCTTATGATTACTGTTTTTCCAACGCCATAATCTATTAAATGCGCTATATCAGGCAGATAGTCGGGATTGTTGTATCCGTAAATAACGTGTGATATAGAAGGATATCCGATAACGACGCGCTTACACTCGTATTTGTCGAAAAAGTCAAAAATACTACTACAGGGAAGGTTAAAGCCCTCAATTAATTCAGCTTCTGTATAAGATTTTTGTGTCATCATGGCTCCTCCTAATGGTTTTATATTATTGTATCACGTAAAGCTGATAAATTATAGTTTTTTAAAAGATTGTGCTATAATGAAAACAAAAAGGGGGGCGTAACATGGCTAGTCCAAAACGCAAACGGCCAGCCGTTGTTCGCATAGCTGGCGAAAAACGGGTAGCGAACGACCGTGAAAAAAAGTTTGCAAGAGAATATTTAAAATGCTTTAATTTTTATAAAGCCGCAAAAGCCGCAGGCTTTGCAGAAACAACAGCCCGGCGCACGGCATACATGATTTTTTCCCGCCCGTGGGTGCAGGAGTATGTAGAAGAACTGCGGGCAAAATACGAATTAGACGATATTGCAGAAGTTAAAGAAGTAATCCGCAGCTATACAGACCAAATGCGGGGCAAGGTCAAAGAAACAATAGAATATAAAAAGTACGTTCTTAAAAAGAATCAGGAAACGGGGCAAATGGAAAAGATATATACCGACGGTTACATCATGGAAAACACGCTTATAAAAGCGGGTAGCGAAAATATGGGTAAATATCATAAGCTTTTTGGAGAAAACTCTCTAGCTATAGCTTTAGCCCCGACAATCGTTGCTGATGTACCAGCCGAACAGCCAGCAGAAGAAAGTGAATTGCCGACCTACGACGACGCGCTAAAAGCAGCGCAGAACTTTGAAGATTTAGCGAAAAAGATAAATGACCCCGCCAAAGATTAATTTAACTGACTGTATCGGCAAAGCTTTCTATCAAGTTTATCATCAGGTAATGAATCACGAATTTACGCATTACTGGTTTAGCGGTGGGCGTGGTTCGTTGAAGTCGTCAGCTATAAGTATATTTATCATCATGCTTATGCTGATAGACCCCACTATAAATGTTATTGTTTTCCGAAAAGTAGGATTAACAATAAAAACAACGGTTTATGAACAAATTGCATGGGCTATAGAAAAGCTGGGGCTAAATGATTTTTTCATAGCGAGAGTATCGCCGCCGTCGTTTACATATAAAAAAACCGGGCAGAAAATATTATTTTGGGGACTGGACGACCCGACGAAACGCAAGTCCGTAAAAGTAAAAAAAGGTTACTATGCTATAACATGGTTTGAAGAATTAGAAGAATTTTCGGGAATCGAAGAAATAGAAAAGGTATTGCAATCAGTGCTGCGTGGCGGCGAGCGGTTTTGGTGCTTTTATTCATATAACCCGCCTGCGTCTATGCAAAGCTGGGTGAACAACGAAGCCCTGAAAATTCGACCCGATAAGCTTTTGCACAAAAGCAACTACCTGCAAGCCCCGCCTGAATGGGTAGGGAAACAATTCCTCTATGAAGCGTCAGTTATGGCAGTATATCAGCCCCGCAGGTTTAGACATGAGTATTTAGGTGAAGTCACAGGAACAGGCGGCGAGATATTCACCAACTTAAAACTGCGACCAATCACGAACGAAGAAATATCGCATTTCGATAACATTAAACGTGGGCTTGATCTAGGCGTATCAATCGACCCTATGGCGTATATGACTATGCACCTAGATACGGCAGCCCGCAAACTATATATTTTCAATGAATACTATGCCCGTGGCTGTCCGAGTTGGACGTTAGCAGAACATATAAAAAAGGAAAATCCACGCAACAGGCTTATAGTAAGCGATATCCAGCATGAAACATTAATGAGCCTAAAAAGCTATGGGATTAATGTTCTTCCGGCTAAAAAGGGGCAAGGTTCGAGAGAATGGGGCTATAAATATTTGACAGATGATTTATTAGAAATCGTTATAGACCCTATGCGCTGCCCGAATGCAGCGCGAGAATTCGCCCAATACGAGCTAAAAAAAGATAGAAATGGTAACTATATCGCTAATTATCCCGACGGCAATGACCATACTATAGACGCCGTTAGATATGCATTAGAAAACAGCCACCCGCCAATGAAAGTAAAACGTAAATAAATAGGGGGAAAAGAAATGAACAACAGCAAAAACGCGCAGAAACGTATTAGACAGAAAGCACTGACCACCGCCCGAAAAAATAGCGGCAACGAAAATCAGGCTTTCAACAACAAAGAACGAATCAGAAAAGACCCGAGATTGAAAGCATTAAACCTTATTAACCCGGTAGAAGGTACGCCAAGAGTGCCGACCCTTGCCGACATTAAAACAATGTACGGTGCGCCAGCTACGCTGGCAGAGGTAGACGCAGATACCAAAAAAGCAAATGACGCTGCTATAGGTCAATGTCATTCATTGCTACATCATGCTATCTCTATAATGGGCATGAGTGCATACCCGCAATTTTTAGGCTACGGTTATTTAACAGGGCTTGCGCAAAACGGGCTTATTCGGGCAGGCTGTGAGATGATTGCTGATGAAATGGTAGAAAAGGGCATAACGCTAACCACAAAAGGCAACAATGACCCTGATACCGATAAACAGGCAAAGCTGGACAGACTTAACGAATTAATAACCAAGATAAACCTGCTGCCGACACTACGCAAAGCGGTAAGTATCAGTAAATACTACGGCGGCAGTTTAGTCTACATGGACTTTGACGGAATCGACACCGCCAGTGAAAACCTGCTAAATCCATTAATTTTAACGAAGAACGAATTACGAGGTAAAAAACTGCGGCGTTTGAAAGTTATAGAGCCGTATAACCTTTCCCCGGGTCAATATAACGCAGCAGACCCGCTGCAAGAATATTACTTCAAACCGCGATACTGGTTTGTCATGGGAAAAGCTGTAGACGCAAGCCGCTTCCTGCCGCCAGTGCAGGAAAATGAGCTGCCGACGATTTTACGCCCGGCATATAACTTTTTCGGTATCCCGCTTGCACAGATTGTATTAGACGCAGTAGCGCACTTCACAGAATGCAGAGAAGCAGAAGCAAGGTTATTGACTAAATTTAGTTTAACAGTATTCAAAACGAATCTTAACGAGCAGATTTTTTCGGGCGGTGACTGGGCGCAGATTGATAACCGTGTAAATAACTTCGTCCAGTATCGCAGTAACGATGGCGTCATGCTGATAGATAAAGAATCAGAAGATATTGATATTAAATCAACGTCGTTAGCTGGCGTAAAGGATATAGTAAGTCAGGCAATGGAGATTGTAGCGGCTTACTTCAATGAGCCTGTAACAAAAATGTGGGGCTTAACGCCGTCAGGATTTAATACAGGTGAAAGTGATTTAAATAACCACTACGACCACATAGCCAGCCAGCAAGAAAAGCAACTGCGTGACCAAATAGAATACGTCTTAAAGGTACTACAAGTGCAGGAATGGGGAGAGATAGACAACGAAATAACTTTTACCTTCAATCCATTATCAGAAGAAAAAGAAGAAAGCATAGCTACTGTAAACAAAATCAAAGCTGAAACGCAGCAGATTTATATATCTAATGGCGTCATCAGTCCTGACGAGGGCAGGGAGTGCCTGAAAGCTGATCCGAAAAGCGGTTTTAATAACCTCAACGAAGAAAGCGTACCCGAGGAAGAATTAAGCGAGGAAGAACGCGAACTGTTAGGATTAACTGAAAAGCGGGAAGTTTTGAGCCAAGATGAAAAGCCGCCAAAAGAAGTTGAATAAAAAAACGAAATAATTGATTAAAAATAAGTAAAATGGGAAAAAATGCGGGGTTATATCAAATAATTCCGCATAAACCTTACAAAAGGGGGCTAATGTATGGCGTCGAAAATCAGACGACGGCGGCGACAGGTAACTATACCGGGAATACCTGCCAGCGTCGGAATACAGAACGAATACGCCCGTGCGATACGCCGCTTGATAAAACAAATGGAAAAGGCAGCGTTAAAGTTTGTACTTGAAAAATACAAGCTGTTTAGAGCGTCGGAAATGGTAACGAATGACGCGCCCGTTGATTTCGACAATAGACGCTTACAGCAGCTTATTGACGCTATAAAAGCGCGTTTCGGCAGATATATAAGCGAATGGGAAGCCGAGGAACTGGACGCTATAGCCAGCAAGTTTATCGGTAAGATAGATAAACAGACTAAAGCGGGGCTTATGGCTAATCTAAAAAAAGCGGGCATTGTGATAGATTTTCACATTAGTGCCTTACATCAACCGCTACTTGAAGAAATGGTAGCGAGTAACGTAAATTTGATAAAGAGTATTGCCCCTAAATACTTTGATAAATTAACCAATGTTGTAATTGACAGCGCACTTAAAGGGCGGGATATGGCAAGCATATTTCAGCACATAAAAGACCTTAACAAGGTTACAGAACGGCGGGCAGAACTGATAGCCATAGACCAAACCAACAAGGCAACGCAGGCGTTAAACGTTATGCAGACGAAGGATATCGGTATAAAAAAAGGCATATGGATACATATACCCGGCGAGAAAAGCAGCCGTAAAACACACATTGCAATGAATGGAAAGACATTTGATTTAGACGAGGGGCTTTATGACGAAGATGTAGGCAGAAATGTTTTACCGGGAGAACTGCCATATTGCAGGTGTGATTTTCGACCCGATATCACCGAATTACTCGCTAACGAGCAATAATTAAGTTAACCTGTGATATAATCAAAATAACAAATAAAGACATTTGTATAAAAATAGTTAAAACGAAAGGGCTGACCATATGGAACGGGAAAACAATATTTTAGCGTTTGACGCCGCCATAACAGCGCGCAGAATAGACGAAAACGGATTTATGCACGTTGACGCCTGCCCGATCAGTAAGGCGACTGTAAACCCGTATTTAGGGCGTGAAATTCCGAACTGGCAGGATTTAGGCTTAAACCCCGAACGTGTCTACTATGGACTGCGTGACCCGGAAGAATTAGCGAAAGCTGCCCCAACATTTAACGGCTTGCCGCTAATGCAGGGACACCATGACTATACCGCCGACGCGCCGCCTAAAGAATATCAGGTAGGCAGCACAGGAACAGAGGCACGCTTTGAAGAACCGTATTTATTAAATGCGTTATCTATCACCGATAAAAAGGCGATTAAATCCGTCGAGGACGGAAGCTGTAAGCAGATATCTTGCAGCTACCGTTATACACCCGATATGACCGCAGGGGAATATCAGGGCGCAAAATATGATTTTGTAATGAGAGATATTCGAGGTAATCACGTTGCCCTTGTACCGCAAGGCAGGGCTGGCAGTGATGTAGTTGTATCCGACAGTTTACCTGTTGAGATAGAAAAAACAACGAAGGGAGAAAAAAAGCAAATGAAAAATCTTTCAAAAGATATTTTAAGTTTCAAACGCCGCAAAGCTGACTTACAGCGCGTTATCTTTGCAAAAGACGCTGATTTAGGCATTGAAGCAGCAGAAGTTGTATTAGCTAACTTGCAAAAGGCTGTAAATGTTGTTGAAGCGCAGGTAGAAGGTTACGACCCCCGAGAAATTGGCTTGGATGTGGACGCAGATATTTCTATCGACGACCTTGTAGATAAATTCTTTACAGGGCTGGAAGCTGCACAAAAAGACACTATTAAGGCGAAACTGTTAGAATTAAAAGGCGGTGAAGGTATGGACGAAAAATTGACTTACGCCGAGGGCGTAGCTAAAGGCGAAGAATTAGAAAAGAATCCAGCAGAACGCGCAAAACTCGATAAAGAACATGAGCGTAAAGGCATGGAAGAATATTTAGCCCAAAAAGCTAAAGACGAGGACAAGGAAGAAAAAGCCGAAGATGATGAACTTGAGGAACGCATGAAAGACCCTGCCTTTAAAGCGGGTTTTGAAATGGGTATCAAAGCAGGCGAGCGTTACGAAAAAGACAATCCGAAACGGATTGACCGCGACCACGAGCGCGAAGGTGAGGAAAAATACCTTGCTAAAGACGCACTTCCCGCATTGCTGGCTAATGCTAAAGCAGAAGCGGAAAAAAATGTTATGGAACGCGTGAAAAAACTTAACGCTGCCGCTAACGCTTGCGCTTTCGCACTCGGTAACGTCGACGCTATGGCGTATGACAGTGCAGAAGATATCTACGCAAGAGCCTTGCAAGCTAAAGGCATTGATACTTCTAAATATCCCAAAGAATCTTACAAAGCTATGGTTGACGTGTTGCAAAAACAACGTTTTGACGTAACCCACGCTAACGACGAAGCAATCAAAAAATTCAGCGTATCCAGTGAAAAAACTCCTGAATACATGAAAAATCTGAAAAACATCACTATTCGATAAGAAGGGAGCAAAGAAAAATGGCTAAAGAATTTCAAGGACAAGTAAACATCCTGCCTGCTATTGGTGTACCCGGTCAACATATGAGTACCAATCCTTTAGTAAGCACTCAAAAAGGCTATTGCGCAGCCGACACCGTAACTATTGGCGGTTTCGTTTGGGCGGTAACTGAAAAAGAAAACGACGCTTTTGTAAAATCCACAGGCACAGGTGCGCCGCTGGGCTTTGCAGTGCGTGAAATCACTAACCCGCTGGGTTATAACGAATCAGCTTCTAACACTGTTCCTAAAGGCTTTCCCGTATCCGTAGCAGTCAAAGGTGACTTTGCTGTTGTTACCGGGACGGCTGCCACCGTAGGACAAAGCGTTTTCGCAGTGCTTGCAGACGGCAGCATTAAAACTGGCACAGCAGGCGACACTGTAGAGGGTGAAGTAGAAACTGATTATAAAGTAGTAAATATTAACGGCGGCGGTGCTGTAGGCGATATTATCGTCATCAGTAACTGGGCTTAATGAAAGGGGATAAAACAATGTTTGAAAATCAATTAGGCTTGCAAGAACAGCTTGATGTTATGAAACAATATGGTATCGTGTTCGATACTGGCGCGCCTATCCGTGGCATTTTGGCAAACGATAGCATTGACCAGTTAGCGAACGACGCTGCTATGGTTACAGCAGCAAACAGCGGTATTCCTGTTGAATTTACATCTTATATTGATCCTATGGTTATTCCTATCCTGACCGCTACCCGTGGCGCAAGGGAGATTTTCGGAGAAGCTAAAAAAGGTGACTGGACAACCTCTTATGCACGTTTCCAAACTTCTGAAATCACAGGCGAGGTTGAAGCTTACACAGACTACGGTCAAGGCGGTGCGTCTGATGTAAACCCGACTTTTCCGGTAAGAACTCAATACATCTATCAAACTAACATCCGTTATGGCGATAGAGAAGTCGACGTCGCAAGCCGCGCACGTTTGCAACTGGCAGCAGATAAACAACGTGCTGCTGCTACTGTAATTGATATTGCAAGCAACAAATTTGCATTGTACGGCGTAGCAGGCTTGGAGATTTACGGTTTGCTCAACGACCCGAATTTACCTGCTGCTGTTAGTCCGCTGCCAAATGCAGCAACCAAAACTCTGTGGGCTGACAAATCCACTAAAGAAATTTACGAAGATGTACTGTATCTGTTCGGCAAAATGGCTGACCGCGGCGCAGGACACATTGACGCTAATACCGAACTTGTGCTTGCTACCTCGCCTGCTACACAGGTACAACTTGGTAAAGCAACTGACTTCAATATCTCTGCGCGTCAGATGTTGGAAACCTACTTCCCGAAAATCCGTTTTGTCGCATTGCCTGAACTGGCTACCGCAACTGGCGGCACTTCCATTCTCCTTGTCGCTCCGACAATCGAAGGACTGCCGACCGCTCAAATCGGATTTAGCGAAAAATTCCGCGCTATGCGCTTAATTCCGGAAAGCTCCAGTTTCCATCAAAAATTTGTCGGTTCGTCCTACGGCACTATCATTTATAGACCGTTCGCAATCGGCAAAATGACAGGCGTATAATTTACACTAAATACAAAAAAGGAGTGCTGCTACATGGCTAGACCAAAAAAAGTAAAACAAGATGAAGTTGTAACAATCGTTGATGATAAGAATACAGAAGCCTTACTGCCGCAGGAAGTCGAGCCGACAGGGGTAGAAGTGATTGAGGAAGAAAAGCCCGTTACTTATGACCCCAACGAAAGCGACGAAGTCAGCGAGGTAGAGGAAAAGGAAGTTGAAAAAGTTAACGCCAAACAACCTGTTCAAGCTTCCCCGACCAAACAAGCTGACACTGTTACGGTATGCTGCAATTCTTATCAAGACGTGATTTTTGCTGTAAGACTGCCAAACGGTAGTCTTGCCGAGGTTAAATTTAACGGCAACAACAAACATCTTGCGGGGCTTGAAATGGGTAAAAACCCAATCGGCGGCGCGTTTGGTATGACATTCGGCGTTCCCTCTGATATGTGGGAATTGATTAAAAAACAGCATAAATCAGACCCTAGAATCATTAACGGTTTGATTTTTGCGTCAACCGGAGATACCCGCTTTACAAAAAGCGCAATCCACGAACGCAAAGAACTGCGTAACGGGAACGAGCCACTTGACCCGAAAAAGGTTATTGCTTCAACAACCCCTTTTAAGTAAGGGGGCTTAAAAATGGCTGATGATAACAATATCGTTATATTCGACCCGGAAGAATTTAAAAAGCTGTATCCGCAGTTAGCGGGTGTAGATGATGTTATTCTTGAAAATAATTTCAAAATAGCAACACTGGCTTTAAATAATTCCGTCAATTCAGCCGTGAAAGACCTTGACGAACGTAAAACGCTGCTTTACCTGCTCACTTGTCACATAAGCGAGTTACAGCAGCGTGGAGCGTTTGTTGTAGGCGTTTTGAGCGGCGCGACACAGGGCAAGGTATCAACAAGCTATACCCTACCAATGTCGCTGAACTGGTATAACCAGACACAATGTGGTATGCTTTTTTGGACACTCACGGCAAAGTACAGAGCAGGCGGGCGTTATTATGCGTTTAAAAGTCAAGCTTGTTACAGGTAACGGAACAGGGACATCCGGCAACTGGAAAAAGAAGTTGCGAAATCTTGTAAGGCAAACGCCGGAAGCACAGGCAGGCTTTACAGCAGCCGCAACCTATCCAAGCGGGATAAATGTTGCCTATGTCGCTTATATCCAAAATAAGGGCATTGGTGGCGTTCCTGAACGTCCCTTTATGCAAAGGACTGTGGACGAGCAACAAAACAAATGGAGCAAGCAACTTACTGCCCTGTTAAAAGGTAAGTCAGCGCAGAATGGCGCGCTTTTAAATGCTTACACTGCTGTATCAAAAGAAATGAAAGCGGATATACAGGATACTATTAAAAAATGGGAGTGGAACGACCCGCGCCCGAATAGCCCTGCCACAATCAGAATGAAACAGCGAAAAGCACAAAGCGGCAAAAACGCCGTAGCAACCGACCCTTACCGCGCTTTGATTGATACGTCTACCATGATAAACGCAGTCACAAATAACGTAAAAGTTAAATAAAGAGGGTGTAACAGATGAACGGAATTAATTTGCACATGGTGGTTAGAAGTGCTATAACTGCCATAAATCCTGACGAACAAGTTATCTTGTATCAGTCAGCCGGGCAAAAAAATATCAGCGGCATTGTTACACCGCTTTTTTTTAGCCCTGCAACTGTAAACGTGCAGTTTCAGCCAAACGAAGCTAATCGTTTGCAACATCTCGAAAACATCAACAGCACGGCGCATACAGAACAGATATTTCTTGCCAGCGACAACAATAGACCTATTGAAGGTATTGCGCGCGTTCCAATCTTACGCACAGGCGATTATATCGAGCGCAAGCCCGGTGAATTTTGGAAAATCACAGCAATGTTTGAGGACTGGTCTAATGTTGGCTGGGCTAACTGTGAAGTAACATTGCAAGTGCCGCCATACCCTGACTTTACCAATCAGCCTGACGACGAAGGAAACAACCTTACAAGCGTCGGAAGAAAGGCGGTGAAGTAATTGGAGCATGGAGAAATTAACGTAGCTGTAGAAGCCTATTTGCGGGCTTATATGCAACCGCCGTTAACTGCTGAACAAATTTATTTAGGGCAGCAGAACAACTCGGCACTGCCAAAGACACGAGAACACGTGGTATTTTTTCTTGCCAGTACCCGCCGGATCGGTACGAATGTCGGGGAACAGATTGTAACGGAAGCAGGCACAACGGAAACACGTTCTTACCGTGAATATGTCGTTAACGTCGATTTTTGTGACGCCGATTATCAACGAGCATTGCAGCGGGCTGAATATTTTGAAACGCTGGGGCGTTCTGATGTTGCGGTTGACTTTTTCAAAAAGAAATACAATATAGCTTTATTGTACTGCGAAAATATGCAGTTTTTACCATACACTGACGACACAAATCAATATATCAACAGATACCGCTTGCCGCTTCATTTAGCGTTTTGGACGGTATACGAATACCAGACAGAATACTTTGATAAAATCGCGATAACGCGGCTGGAAAATGTTGATGTACATCATAAACCAGAAAAAGGGGGTTTATAAAAAAATGGCAATACCTATTTCAAAAATCGTTGAAATTAACCCGCGCGTTATTAAAGCGGGTAGCCAAGAGCTTGAAATTGCTGGCTTGTATTTAAGCGAAAACGAATTAACACCATTCCCGACGCTTAAAGCATATGCAAGCAAAGACGCTGTAGGCGAATACTACGGGCTGGACAGCGTAGAATATCTTGCGGCTAGTCATTACTTCCAGTCTTACGATAACAGTTTTAAAAAGCCTAATATTCTTTATTTTGCAAAAAGGGTATCTAAGGCAATCGCAGGAAAGCTGTTCGGCGCAGAAGCGTTATCACTGACCAGCCTTAAAAAAATCACTGCTGGCGGCTTTACTATCTCCGTAGACGGCAGCCCTATCACTGTTACCGGATTAGATTTTAGCGCAGCTACAACGCCTAGCGACGTAGCCGCAGCAATCGCCGCTAAGGTTACCGGAACGACCGTTGTTTACAACAGCAACAGTGAAAGCTTTACCATTACCAGCAAAACAACAGGCGCAGACAGCGCAGTATCAGTAGCTACAGACGGCTTGACTATTAAAGACCTCGGCACTGATACCGCAACAGCGTTAGGCTTGACCGCCGCAAGCGGCGCGCTAGTATCCGACGGCAGCGACGCTTTGACGCCTGCCGCTAATATGCAATCTGTTGTAAATCAATCGACTAACTGGGTAAGCTTTACCACACTGAAAGAAGCTACAGATGTAGAAATTCGGCAGTTTGCAGAATGGAACAACAGTAACCCGATTGAATTCTTGTACGTTCCGTGGCAATCTTCTAATGCCCTGAAAACCAGCGGCGAGGGAACACTTGTAACCACGCTGAAAGAAGCGGACTACGAAGGACTTTGCATGAACTATGCGCCTGACGTATACACTTCTACGCTTGTCATGGCTACAGCAGCTTCTATTGACTGGAACAGGGCGAACAGTGTTGTAAGTTATGCGTTCCGTAAGCAAACAGGACTTGCGGCGTCTGTAACTGACGACGACAGCGCAACAGCGTTGCTGGCTAACAACGTTAACTTCTATGGACGTTACGCCGCCCGCAGCACTGATTTTTCGTTCTATTATGACGCAAAAATGTTTAGCGGCAACTACGGATTTGTTGATACGTATATCAACATGATATGGCTTAAAAATGTTATGCAAATCTCACTTGCAAACGGCTTGACGTCAATCGGTAGGACACCTTATAACGAAGTCGGATACACGCAAATTCGTGCATGGTTAAACGACCCAATCACTAGGGCATTGAATAACGGCGTTATTGATACAGGCGTCGAATTAAGTGAAAGCCAAAAAGCGCAGCTTTATGCGGAAGCAGGGGAAGATATCTCTACAGAGCTTTACACCAATGGCTATTATATCCAAGTGTTAGACCCCGGCGCAGCAGCAAGGGTTAACCGTGATAGCCCGATTATAAACGTTTGGTATACATATGGCGGCAGCGTTAACAGATTAGTCGTTCCGCTGACCGTAGTGTTATAAAAAAGGGGGTGTGCTATAAATGGATATTACATCAGCAAATGCAAAATGTTTCTTAACGATTGAAGAACTGTTCCCGGCAGGTGTTCTGTTGCAAAACTACGCTACCGACCAAGCTGTAGACCAAGACGAGCGACAAATCAGTATCGTTCGTATGGGCGTTGACGGACATATGGCGGCAGGCTGGACACCGCAACCGCATATTATACACTTTACCTTTGAAGCAAATAGCCCGTCTTTAACTTATATCAGGGCGTTGGCTAAATACATGGAAACACAGAAAAAAATCGTTCGGCTAGGTTTATCAATAAACATTCCGAGCATTTCAACTTCGTTCATGTTCTCGAATGGCGTATTAACTAACGCTAAAGACTTCCCAGCACTTAAACAGGTGCTTGACCCCGTTACAGCAGCGTTTGCTTTTGAAACGAGAAGCTAATATAATATAGTTAACTAATAGGCGATATTCATAGTATCGCCTATTCTTATAAAAGGAGTGAGCAAAAATGGCTAGAAAAGAAATCATATTTACGCTACAAGACGCAGAAAGAACGCTAAAATTTAAGGCGCGACAAATGCCCGCAACAAAACTCGAGATGTTTATCATTAAACTTGCAGCCGTGGCACTTCACGGCGGAATTGCAAATTCATTCAACGGACTGCCGGAAGGGAAAGGCATTTCCGAAATTAACTGGCGTGATGTTAACATTGATGAAGTTTTTAAATCTTTAGGAAATGTTAACGTGGAAGAAGTTGCCGAGCTGGGCAACGAGCTGCTTCAATGCTGTTCGCTTATCACCTCTGACGGCGTCGAGCAAGAATTAATGCCGGAAACAATAGACGCAGTTATTGAGGAAGTAGGTAGCCTATGGACGTTGAAAAAGAAAGCCTTTGAGGTGAATTTTTCTAGTTTTCTAAAAGGCGGCAAGTCAAACGAAACGCCCGACTTGTCGCCGAGCAGCAGCGGTATTCATTTCTCGAAAAAACAGTAAATGTCACGCCCTCTGTTGCTAACGTAGTCGCCGCAAGACTTGCCACACTGCATGAACTTCAAACAATTTACAGCTATGATGATTTATTAGATATGTGCGAGATTTTGGCTAATAAAAATACTAATGACTTTTTACTAGCCGACTATATGCGAAAAAACACGAAAGGGGGTTAAAAAATGGCTACAGTTATTGATAGTTTTATGATAACTCTAGGGCTAGACCCCACAGACTTTAACAAAGGAATAGACGAAGCCGACAAAAAAACAGAAAGCTTTGCTTCAAAGCTAACGAAAAAAGGAACAGCAGCAGCCGCCGCTTTCCTTTCGTTTGGTACAATTATAGCGCAAGTAAAAAGTTTAGCCGCAGGAGCTGACGCCGTCGGTAAAGTTGCAGACCGTATAGGCGCAAGTGCGCCGGATTTATACGCATGGGGCAACGCGGCAGAACTATCAGGCGGCAGCGTCAGGGGATTGTTTAACAGCGTCGAAGGACTTAATAAACAGTTAGCCCGTATCGCTGTTACAGGTAAAAGCCGTATCCTGCCATTCTTCGAGCAACTGGGCGTTGCAGTAGTAGACGACAGCGGAAAAGTCCGCAATGTATTTGACGTTTTGCGAGATTTAGCCGGAGCTGTTGAAGGTATGAGCAAGCTGGAAAGTCAAGGTATATTATCTTCATTACAACTCGACGAAGGTACGATAGGACTTTTGCAAGGTGGTAGGCAAGCTTTAGACGACCTTATAAAACGTCAAAAGGATTTAGGATATTTCACGAAAGAGGATACGGTTATAGCTGCAAAATTTAATGACAGCATTACAGAATTAAGCCGTTCTTTCACATTCGTTTTTCTGCCGATTCTGCGTTTTGCTGCTCCTGCGTTAACTCAATTTGCCCTAGCGTTAACGGATGTATTCGCATATATGCAGAAACACGGCGATATATTAACAATGGCGTTATACGCTATTGTAGCCGTTGTTACGGGCTTATTACTGCCTGCCCTGTGGAGTTTATTCACCGCCATACTAGCTAATCCTATAACGTGGGTTATAATGCTTATAGCAGCGTTTCTATTAGTCCTAGAAGATTTATGGGTATACGCCAACGGCGGCAAGAGTGCCTTTGAAGATTTATGGCAAATGTTAGGCACAGGAGACGAAGTTCTTGCGGCACTACAAACGGCGTGGGATTACTTGAAACAGGCAGCCCAAATAGCATGGGAGATATTGAAACAAATCCTATTATTCTGCCTAATGGGCTTTTATAAAATCGTAACAGCAATGGCGTTACTTGTTACAGCAGGCGGCGCAGCGTTCAAAGCCATTGCAGGGTTTATTAACGACTACTTAATATCCCCGCTCGAATCAGCGTGGGAATGGATAGGGAAGATTTTAGACAAAATTCCTTCATTGAGCAGCATAAAAGCTACCATTTCTGAACGGTGGGAACAAGCTAATACTCCGATACCGTCGTTGCAGGCTATTGCAGCAGGCGACGGGGGTAGCAATACCAATCAAGAAATCAATGTAGGCAAAATTGATATCCATACCGCAGCAACGGACGCAAGCGGCATAGCTGCCGACATGGGTGGAGCAATCAGCGAGAAATCCGGGCTATTCTTTACGAATGCAAGCGGCATTAAATAAGGGGGCGTAAACATGGCTAAATTATGGAATTGGAGCGGTAAAGAATGGCAGAATTGGTTACTTGCCAACAGCGCAGGTACAGCACTAGCCACATTTACGACCTATCTAGGCAGCACAGTAAAAGCGGAAGCTAATATTACATACGATTACCTAGAACAAGGTAGCTTTGCTGCCTACAATAAAACTACTGCCCCTATGGATATCACAGTAACGCTTGCTAAAGACGGAACGCCGGGAGAACTTCAACAGGCTGTAGCGGTGCTGGAACGTCTGCGGACAACAACGGAATTAATATCATTTGTAACCCCGCTTAAAGAACACCAAAACATGACGCTAGACAAATATGATTATGCTTTTAACGAGGGGCAGGCATTAACGACCCTTGTAGTAAACATTCATCTTGTCGAGATTCGGCAGCAGAAAAGCCAGTATACAAATGTTGATGTGCAGCCAATAACATCAGACGACGCCGCCAGCGCGTCAGACGCTTCAACCGTAGACAGGGGCAACACTAATCCTAGCAACGGGGACGATTCCGAAAACAGTAGTGTAGCATACGACATAAAAAAGGTTTTGGGATTGTAGGGGGACATTATGACTTATAAAACGATACCATTAAACGCTATACCTAATCAGCAATTCACGGTAACGCTTGACGGTCAAATCTGCCAAATTCGCTTATACTGGCGTTATGACAAACTATATTGTGATTTAAGCGTACAGGATGAAGTGATATGTACAGGCGCGCTGTGTGTAACTAATGAGTTGATCTTACAGCAGCCTAAATTGAATTTCAGCGGAAATCTGCTATTTGTGGACAAAGAAGGACACGGAGCGCAGCCGGACTATAAAGAGCTAGGAACACGTTTTGTCTTGTGCTTCGTGCCGGAAAGCGAGATGTAGCATGAGTTTTTCTATAAAAGCCCTTAGAGCGACTATAACGCTTCGTAGCGGGACTTTTCCGAATACGAATAGCAATACTATTATTATTGAAAACCACCGCATTAAAGCGACGATATCGAAGCCGGGCGGCGAGGACAAGAACACTTTAACCGCCAGTATATACGGTTTACCTTTAAGTGTCATGGAAACGGCAAGCACGTTAGCATTTTATCCACAGCAGTCAGAAAAGAACTTTATTCGTCTTGAAGCTGGCGACGATACGGGTATAGTCGGGACAGTCTTTGAAGGTGAGTTTACACTGGCAGCCGCTAACTTTAGCGGTGCGCCGGAGATATCTTTTGATATCAAAGCAGCGGCGGGTATTTATCCTGCGCTGTTGGCAACGCCGCCAATCGCTGTACAAGGCACTACCGACGCCGCGAAACTGTTCGAGCAATTCGCGACAGAAGCGGGATACACCTTTATCAACGAGGGCGTTTCAGCAAGCGTCAGAAACACAACCTTTACAGGCAGCCCGATAGAAAAAATGCACAAGCTGGCAAAGCAACTAGGCATTGATTTATATATTGACGACAGTAAAGTCGTGATAACTCCGAAAAACGGAGCGCGCAGCGGTAATGCTGTGTTGATAAAGGTAGGAACTGGTTTAATCGGCTACCCGTCTTTCACGCAGGACGGCATAGAGTTTAAATGCGAATTTGACCCTACTATCACACTGGGCGGGTTAGTAAAGCTGGAAAGCGTTGTTCCGCGAGCTACAGGCGTATGGAAAGTAACGAGCTTGACGCATAACCTAGAATGTTTTAATTCGCAAGCTGCGGGAGCGTGGGACAGCGTAGTCAAAGCCGTTTACGTACAGGAGGAAACTTTAAGTAATCAAAATCATTGTCAATAGTGATTAAATGTGTTAAAATATACTCATGGAGGGTATTGTTATGAACACATCTAATATCACTAATTACAAACCAAAAGATTTTGCTGAATTATTGGGTGTCTCAGTCAAAACGTTACAACGTTGGGATAGAGAAGGAATTCTGAAAGCAAATCGAACTCCGACTAATAGGCGTTATTATACTTATGATCAATATCTTCAGTTTAAGGGCATAAATACTAAAAACGATAATCGTCAGATTGTTATTTATGCCAGAGTATCTACAAGAAATCAAAAAGATGATTTACAAAATCAAGTAACTTTTTTACGTCAGTTTTGCAATGCTAAAGGTATCATTGTAGATCAATGTATTGAAGATTATGAAAGTGGGCTTAATTACAATCGTAAAAAGTGGAATCAATTATTAGATGAAGTAATGGAACAAAAAATCAAAACTATTATAGTTACACATAAAGATAGATTTGTCAGATTTGGCTATGATTGGTTTGAAAAATTCTGTATGAAGTTTAATACAACCATAGTGGTAGTGAATAATGAAGAACTATCACCGCAAGAAGAACTTGTACAGGATATTGTATCCATACTTCATGTTTTTTCTTGTAGATTGTACGGCCTTCGTAAGTATAAAAAACAAATAGAAGGGGATGAGGAAATTGCTAAAGAGCTTCAAAACGGAAATAAATCCGACAGTCGAGCAAAAAATCAAGATTAACAAGACTATCGGCACTTGTAGATACGTCTACAACTTCTATCTCGGTCACAACAAAGCTTTATACGATAAGGGTGAAAAGTTTATGACTGGCAAGAGTTTTAGCGTATGGCTCAATAATGAGTACATTCCTAATAATCCTGATAAAATATGGATTAAAGAAGCATATTCAAAAGCTGTAAAAAAGTCTATTGAGGATGGATGTACTGCATTTACAAGATTTTTTAAACATCAAAGCGCTTTTCCTAATTTCAAAAAGAAAGGTAAATCTGATGTAAAAATGTATTTCGTAAAGAACAATACTAAAGACTGTAGATGTGAGAGACATAGGTTGAACATACCCACTTTAGGTTGGGTACGCATTAAAGAAAAAGGTTATATACCAACAACTAAAGACGGATGGAAAATCAAAAGCGGTACAGTATCCATCAAAGCAGACAGATACTATGTGTCAGTTCTTGTAGAAATTCCCGACGTTAAGATTGCTAATAATAGCAATGGTGGTATAGGAATTGACTTGGGTTTAAAAGACTTGGCGATTGTTTCCAATGGTAAAACTTATAAAAATATCAATAAGTCAACAAGAATTAAAAAATTGGAAAAGAAACTGCGTAGAGAACAAAGATGTCTCTCACGAAAATATGAGAATTTAAAGAAAGGAGAGTCCACTCAAAAGAATATACAAAAGCAAAAGCTCAAAGTACAAAGATTTCATCATAAAATAGATAATATCCGTACTGATTATATCAATAAATCAATAGCTGAGATAGTGAAAACCAAGCCATCTTATATAACTATTGAAAATTTGAATGTATCAGGAATGATGAAGAACAGACATCTTTCAAAAGCTGTTGCGTCACAGAAGTTCTATGAATTTAGAACCAAGCTTAAAGCAAAATGTGATGAAAATGGTATTGAATTAAGAGTCGTAGACAGATGGTATCCATCATCCAAAATATGTCATTGCTGTGGTGCTATCAAGAAAGGTTTGAAGCTTTCAGATAGAATATATCGTTGTGATTGTGGCTATGTTGAGGATAGGGATTTCAATGCTGCTCTTAATCTAAGAGATGCTTTAACTTACGAAGTTGCATAATCAACGCAAACGTAAGTATGTACTGCGGGCTATCGCAGGAATTTACGACTGTGGAGTGTACAAGAACTTGTGAGTAGCGTATTGTTTACAATCGCCAAAGTATACACAATGAAGCAGTAAGAAGTATCTGCAAGGACTTCAATTTCTCGATGTGTTTGAGTATATTTAAACATATTTTGAGTGGCAGAGCTGATATGGATACTTTGAAAAAATCTCAAATAATTTCGCCGACGGTTGAAAGCACTCGTTCACCTTTTACGGGAAATAGTCCGGGTAACGAAATGGCGTATTTTATCGAAAACTTTTTGAATGGCAGGGTAAATACGGCGTTACCGTGCAAAGTCCAAGCTGTTTACAGCGACGGAATAAGCCCCACAGGGCGAGTTGATGTACTGCCCTTAATAGTTGCCCTAGACGCCAAAAACAACGCCATAAATCCAGCCCCGCTTTATAATTTACCCTATTGCAGAATACAGGGCGGCGCAGCGGCATTAGTTTGCGACCCTGTACCGGGTGATATTGGACTTGCGGTATTCTGTCAGCGGGACGTATCCAACGTTGTTAACGGGACGGCTAAACCAGTCCAGCCCGGAAGCTTTAGGAACTTTGATATTTCAGACGGCTTTTTTATCGGCGGATTTTTAAACCAGCAGCCGACCTGCTACATTCAGATTCTACCGGACGGCAATGTAATCGTAACAGCCCCGCAGCACGTCACAGTTAACACCAGTCAGACGACCATTAACAGTAACACTACCATAAATGGCAATCTGACCGTTACAGGTAACACAACCGTGCAGCAGCGGCTTGATGTTATCGACAATGCGACAATCAAAGGTATTAGCTTTGCCGACCACGTTCACGGAAATGTTGAAAGCGGCAATAGTAATACTGGCACACCTAAATAAAGCAAAACATCAAAAATGGGTAAATTTGATATCTCAAAAAAAGAGATAGCAAAAAACGCTGTTTTTGACATTTAAACTACATAAATAATTTAGCGATAAAATACCGTATTTTACCGCATTTATACCAGCAAATTTAGCATACAAACTAAGAGAGGTTTTGAAATGGGAAACGGGAAAATTAAGTGCAATCTATGCAATGAAGAATATTCAGCGGACGCCTGCAAAAGCTTTACTTACGGGCGGCTTGATGTAAATATTTGCCCGACATGTTTGGTTTGGTCATCACACGAATGGGCAGTTATGGCGAGAAAAACGCTGCGACAAAAGAAAGGCAGGCGTTGACGTGGAAGCGATATTTATGGGTGCGATAACGTGGGCTATCATTGGTATTTGCTATATGATTTATTCTGAATTTTAAGGAAGTGATAAAATGTTTAATAGAAGATTACTTCAAGCCACATCAGGGGGGGATATTCCTGTTCCCGTTGATGTTCCTACCGCTTGTTTTGTTCCGTCACGAAATCAATATAACGCTCAAAATCGAGTGGAATATATGCCGACATTTACCATTCCCGAAAATGTGACGCGTTTAGGGTTATACTGGTATCCGCGTAGTACAATGAATCCCACATATAGCCGACTATTTCGGCAAGTTGTTGCCGTGGCAGCAGGACAGCAATATAGAGTTGATTACTTTAATTGGGCTGACCTTGCTAGTAACGCACGCGGGACATTACGGCTAACCAATGTAAATAACGGAAAGTATTTAGATACAGCGAACGGATTAGTTTATTTTAATGATGATATTCTTCGAGCTGCCGTTAGTTCTGGTTTATTTATGTTTCCCTGCAACGTATTGTATTGCGGATATAATAGAGAGATTGAAAAGTTGCCTATAACAGCAAGTATAGCGTGATAGGAGGATAACTATGTTCAACAGGCGTTTATTAATAGATTCGGGGAGGGAGCAGCAAACTTATTCTGTGCTTGAAATCCATGTAGACACGCCCGACGGCGGTCACGTTCGGTCAGCAAGAGTGGAGCTGACTTACAACGGTGAAAGCAATTTAGCTAATACTGATAATAAAGGAATAGCCGTTTTCTATGGAGTGCCGACAGGAACAGAAATATCTTATACGATAACGGCGGCAGGATATAATGCGGCTACAGGGAAATGGATTATTCCCACAGACGTCGAATATGAAACAGAGTATGTTGTTTTATCCCCCTTTGAACCCCCGCTGCCAACAAAGGAAACTGTATTGTGGAAGGGTAGTACTGTAAATGCTTTTACTATCACTATCCCGCCAGGTGTGAAAGTTTTAAAAATCACAACAGAAAATACCTATGTAAATGAGTTTGTTGACCCTAATCTGCCTAGATATATTGGTGTAACAGGCGGTAAAACTTATAATATGCGTTGGACTACTGTAGAAGAAGGAAATGTACCCGAACCTGAATATTGGGATGTACAAGTATACAGGTATAATAGTTCTTCTGATTTTAAGGAATGGGTAAGTTCATATGCAGGAGATGCACCAGACGGTGCAATTACTACGAGTGTTCAGATTATAATGTCCTACTCTGCAAGCATAAACGGCGTAACTCCAAACGTTTTAGATTATTAAGAAAAAAACAAAGTGAAGTGAATTAACATGAATAAAGCAGAAAAGGCGAAAGCCTACCGTGAGGAATTGAAAGCGGAAGGATACTGCCCAAGATGTTATAAGCGTAAAGCTGTAGCGGGCAAGCTGCATTGTAAAGAGTGCGAAAAGTATTACTATGCATATTATCACGCACACAAGGCGCAGCGGCTTGAATATACAAAGCAGCGGCGGGAAAAACTCAAAGCTGCCGGGCTATGCACTCAATGCGGGAAAAGGCAGCAGGAAAAAGGGCTTCTGTGCATAGAATGTTATAAAAAACTACCCCATTAATACCAGTAAGCAGGGCAAACGCCCTGCTTTTTTATTTTGTGATTTAAAAAAAGATTTGACAATAGGACGAAGGGGGGGCTATAATATAGACAAGAGGTAAGGAAAAACAAAAATAAAGGGGCAGTATTATGAAAAAATTAAAATGGCAAAGAAAATAGCTAAAAAGTGCGCTTACGTGGTTGGATATCAAGCGGTAGAATGGGGAGAAAAAATCGACAACAAAAAATGGATTGCTATTTAAAAAAGAAAGTAGGCAGGTGATAAAGTGAAGTTTGAAAAACCAACACTGAAAGAATGGAACGCTGCCGAGAAATTAGCTGACCCGGTAGCGTTTAAAACATGGGTCAGAAGGCTGGTACGCAGGGACAAGAGGTATTTAAAAGAAGTTGCGGCAGAAATGAATATCAATGAAACAGGATTGCACGACCGTTTTAAAAGAGGTTTTGTCAACATTAACGATTTAATAAAGCTGCTGGATAGCCTAGATATGGATTTAATCATCAGAGATAGAAGGTATAACAGATGAAAAACTTAAAAGTGTACAAAGTTATGTGACATATCAAAGGAGTTGAAGTTGTGAGTTTTTATATCTCTTCCCGCCAGAAGACTCCCACCTCTTAGGTGGGGGATGAATGGCGGTGCTTGAGTGGGGTCAATGCTCGTAAAAAGCATAAAGACTCTATAACTCATCTTGAAAATCATCACTGCTTGCCATATAATAATCATATAATAAAAAGGAGGTGAAAAATGTGTATCTTACTCAATCAAATGTCATCAGAAGTCTTTCCAAAGAAGAATATGCAATGCTGCGGGAGATGTGCCAATACAGTAACAACCTCTACAACGTAGCACTCTACAACATCAGGCAATATTATTTCCAAGAGAAGAAGTTCTTGAAATACGAAGAAAATTACCATGTCTGTAAAGAAAACGAAAACTACGGTCTGTTGCAGGCTGGCGTATCTCAGCAGATTTTGAAGGTTGCTGACCGCAGTTTCAAGTCATTCTTTAACCTCATAAAGAAGGCAAAATCCGGAGAATATCGATTTAAGGATATCAAAATGCCTCACTATCGAGAAAAAGGCGGCATGTTCAACCTGATTCTTTCCACGAACGCCATAAACGTAAAAGATGGATTCTTGACGATTCCCATGAGTCGAGGATTTTCTAAACGGCATGGCCATAAGCAAATCAAAATACCTTTCCCTACAAGACTGAAAGAAAAAAACATCAAGGAAGTCCGTATCTGTCCCGTATATAATGGCAGATACTTCAAAATCCAGTATTGCTATCTTCAGGAGAAAGAGCCTCAAGACGTTTCACCAGACAATGTTCTTGCTATCGACATCGGTCTTGAAAATCTGGCAACTTGTGTGACCAACACCGGGACGGCGTTCATCATGGACGGGCGTAAACTTAAATCAATCAACCAGTATTGGAACAAGCAGAAAGCCTACTATCAGGGGATTGCCGACAAACAAAGACAGAAAAAAACGCACATGCTCTATGCCTTAGCAAGAAAACGTAACAATCGTACACAGGACTACCTTCGCAAGGCTGCCCGCTATATCATCAACTACTGTATTGAACACCGTATCGGAACCGTCGTTTGTGGTTATAACGGTGACTTTAAACGTAGTATCGACCTGGGTAGGATAACCAACCAGCAGTTTACGCAAATCAGTTTTGGTAATCTGCGTGAAACACTGGAAGGACTTTGCGAGCGTTACGGTATGCGATATATCGAACAGGAAGAATCTTACACTTCTCAAGCAAGTTGCTTGGATTGGGACGATATTCCTGTCTATAATCCTGAACAGCCGTATACTGGCACGTTCAGTGGGAAGCGTATCCACCGTGGCTTGTACCAGTTCGCCGATGGAAGGGTGGCTAACGCAGATGTGAATGGAGCATACAACATACTCCGTAAAAGTAAGCAGAACTTCGATTTCGAGGGACTGTGTAAGGGGCTTTTGGACAGCCCTTTGAGAATAAGGATATCCTGACAACTAACTCCTTTGGGATAGGCCGTCAGGCGTTAGCCCTTATATCAAACTTCTCAAGAATCTCTCGCTTCTATAAGCGGGAGAGGTTCAATAGATTAACAAATGGTGAAAAAATCATCGTAGATAATCCGAGCAAACTTTTGCAAAACAAAATAAATGAAATATTTAAAGGTGATAACATGGAAAATTCTAATCAGATTGAAGCCCCGGTAAAATTCGGAATTTTAGAAGAAGAAAAAGTTTCCCGCAAATTTTACCCCGTAAAAAATGCCCCTGCCGATACAGTGCTGCCGAAAAGGAAAACAGCAAAAAGCGCAGGTTATGACTTCGTGCTACCCTGTGATGTGCGCTTAAATCCCCACAGCGTATCGGCTATTATTCCAACAAACGTTAAAGCGTTTATGCCTGATGATGAAGTGTTAATGCTATATATTCGCAGCTCAATAGGCATTAAACATCATGTAACACTAGCGAATGGGACAGGAATTATTGACGCCGATTATTTTTCCAATCCCGACAACGACGGCAATATAGGCATTTGCCTGCAAAATAACAGTAATGAAATCGTGAGTTTTAAAAAAGGCGAACGAATTATGCAAGGTATTTTTGTTAAATATGCTGTATGCGACAGCGACAAAACAAACGAAGTCCGCAAGGGCGGTTTTGGGTCAACAGGAAAAGAATGACGCTCATATTTGCCCTGTAATCGTTTCAAAATATTTTTAGGACAATTACTATATACAAGCAAAAATAAAACGCTGTAACCTAAACAGCGTTCAAGAGAGGGGGGTATATCATGGATAAGTTTTTTACCGTTCTAAAAGAAAACGGCTTAATTATGAATTTCGTGTTTTTCTGCGTTTGCTTTTTAATTATCGGCGCAGGATTGGGGCAAATGACGAAGTAAAAAAACACCCTGCTTTTTAGCAGGGTGTTTTTTTGTTTAAAAAGGATTGTGAGAAGGGGCAGCTTCTGCATATTTAATTATAGCAACAAGGCGCAAAAGAAGCAACCTTTTATGATTGCTTCTTTTATTTTAATTCAACCGGAGAGCTGACGCCACATAAATATTATAGCATAAGAACAGAAAAAGCAAAGCGTTAACTTTGCTTTTGTCTGCTGCTTTTTAACTTGTTTTGCGTCACATGATAAAAAGGCGGTTTAATTTTGTACCATATTTATTATAGCGCATATATGGTATAATGTAAACAAAAATAAAAAGCCCCGCAGGGCTTTTTTACTACCAGCTTTATCGTTGGGGAGATAAACCTGATATGTACCGGATTTATTCTATCATATAAAACAGAAAAACGCAAATGTGCGTTGCATTTGCGCTTCTGTGACCCTTTTAGTTACCAGCAATCACCGCTGACTGTGAATGTCTAAATTATAGCAGCAGGACGCAAAAAAAGCAACCGTTGCCGATTGCTAATTTTGCAGAGGTTTGTTGAATGAAAAAAATATAAGGGCTTACGACTATGCTACGCTAAAATTATAACATAGTTAAATAAAAAATAAAAGGGGGCTTATTTATGGCGCAATTAAGCATTTATAACGGCAGTGTTACATCCGGCGGAACAGACGGAACACTAATCACTACAGGCGATATCTTGAAGTACACAGATAAAAAAGGGGAGCTTGGACACATTGTAGCCTATGCGCTGCGGGCGGCGTTAACGACTAATGTTTATAACGTTTCGCTTTCTGTTATCGGCAGCAACCCTGAATGGTTACAGTTATCTAAAGACGGGAACACGTGGGGTCAAAAGTTAGAGTTCGCGAATATCGGCGATACAAACACATTGTTTTATGTGCGGTCGAATATTCCGGAAGGGGCAGAGTTCGGACAAACCGTATTAAACAGATTTTTGCTGAAATATATTGAAACAGTATTAACAGAGGGGTAGGAGCTGATAAAATGATTATACTAAAATGTGAGGATGAACTGTTGATGTTAAGCGGCAACGCTTATATTAAGGCGATAAAAATCGATATTCCTGACAATGATAAAGAAATAACAGGCAAGCTAGATATATACTGCCAAGAATTTAGAAAAACGGCATTAAGCATAACTTATGACAAAAAAGTCGTAGAAAAGCTGTTAAATGAATGTATGACAGCGATAGAAGCAGAAATGTCTTGCGCACCTGACTGCAACACAAATATATTTATTGATTTAAAAAACATTATTGATTGTGCGATAAAAAAGGTAGAAAGAGGGCTAGAAAATGATTAGATTCTATATAGACGGGACAACAGGGCAAAAAGACGGTACAGAAGTTACATCAATAAATCCTATCACAGCTACAGGGCTTTTCCCGTCGGGTAGCACGGCAGCAAGCAAAAGCGTTAAGGTGTATATCAGAGCAGACGCGGGAGAAAGTTATAGACAGGTTTTAGTTGGAGTTAATGCCGATAAATTCACTAAATGCCGTATAACTTCATTCAACAACTCAATTACGCAAACGATAGGTTTAACAGGGGGGTATTTTGAAACCGTATTAAAAACAGTTTCGGATGTCAATCAAGAATTAACCTTTACTTTTTACGCAACAGCAAGTGACGGGGCTACGGTAGATACTTCAATAAAAATTTATGCCTATGTTATAGATTTGCGAAAAACAATCGAATAGGAAGGGAGTTCGAACAATGGCTAATCATTTACATTGGTACACTGGCGGCAACATAGGAGCAGCAGACGGGGAAGAAATCGACATAAGCAGTCCTTTTAGTTTAGGCACTGTAAATACATTTACAGATATCATCTCGTACCCAACCTCAACAGTAGGTGTTGCGAATTTTTGCCCTTTAATCGGATTCCCGTTATATTTAAGAACAGAGGCAGGCTTTGAAATATCTAGCGGAACATTAACAGCGGGGTATCAGTCCAGAACGATTATTATATCCGCGATAGGAACACAGCAAAGCCAAGTTAGACCAGTATTGTTTCAAGATAAAACAGCACTCTTGCAGGCTTTAGACGGAAGTAATATATACGCTGCGATATCGCCAAACAATCCTCTTGCTATAAATTCTACAAATAAAATAACCTCTGTAAATAGCTGTTTGTTTTTTATTGTAGCAATAAAGCCCAGCGCACAAGTAGGCGATTTATACCCGCAGAATTTATTAAATTTTAGCTTTACTGAAACGGAGTTGACAAGCTAATGTTTAACCGCAGATTATTGATTGCAAATTCGGGGGGGACATACCCGCTGTAGTAACTATAAATTTTTATCTGAAATGCCCTGATTATCAGCCGGGAATTATAGACCTACCTGTAACTTTTAAGATATCAGATTTTAAAACAGAAGAATTAACTTACTATGCAAAAGTAAATTCTACCGTTGGCGTTCCTGTGAATTTGTATGCGGAAACGGTATATGAAATAACAGTGCAAGATGATAGGTTTTTGCCAATATTAGAAGATACTGTTTTTCATGCGAATGCAGATTACTTAATATTACTTGATTCAATTTAAATATCAAAAGTTAAGGTGTGATAAAATGGATATAGATAGAATTTGCTGCCGCTGCAATAAGCCTTTGCTTACTGGTTACTACTACTTTAATAACAAATTCGGTATATGTATAGATTGCATTACTAAATTATCCGTTTTAGAAATCCGAAACGAAAACCAGTTACATATCAAAGAGGTTGAAGTTGCGCTAAAAAAGGGGAATTGCTAAAATGATACATCAATGTACTTCGTGCGGTAAGATAAAGCCTATTGAGTGGGCTTTTGAAATGCCCGCATATCATAAGACTTATTATATATGCAAAGAATGCTTGCCTAAAATATACGAAAGAATGAACAGGAAAGCGCAAAAAAATCCTGAAATAAAAGAAACCAGTTATTTAAAAAAAAGTTAGGGGGTGTAAACATGGCAGAAGTTGTTGAATTAAAAGCGTTTGTTACTGCTCCTACAGTGAAAGGATATGTTAAAGCTCAATCTGATGAAAGCAGCTATATCAAAGGCGAAACAATGCGCGTTGTGGGAGTTAACTTACAACCTATAACGCAGATATACACGTTTGAACCACTTACAGGCTCAATAGATATTGATAATACGTATCAGATTGAAGTTAAAGCTAAAGATAAACCGAAACCGCCAAAGCCGCCCAATATCCAAGAACCTATTTACGTCACAGGTAAATATGGAATTGAAATGAACCCGTATTTTACGCCCGGCGATATAGGGCGTACGCTATACCTTAATGACAAGTGGGATATATTTAGTGACGCAAGCGGACAGATAGCGTTAGTATCCGGCGCATATGCTATAGCACAGAATGCGGCGAACGCAGTCAGGCTGTTCAAAAACGACGCTTATTTAGCACAAACGCGCGGGATTCCACATTTTGAAATCGAGCTGGGCAAAGCCCCGGCGATTGCCGCCCCTATCCTGCGAACTCGCATACGTGAAACCGTTCTGAACGTGAACGGAGTAACAGGAGCAGAAGTTGACTTAACATTTGATGAAAGCGGGCGTGTCATGGGCGGTGAAGTGCAAGCGACAGTATTGGAAAGCGAAAACGTTCAAATTGATTTTTAAGGAGCGAAAACATGACTTACATTTTTTATCTAATATTAGATATCATATTTACGCTGATATGCTATGTAACTAATCCAGTTGTAATATTATTCTCAAACGAACACGGAGAACTTCCATATCCTCTGCGCTGGTGGCAGACTTACGATAATTGTATCGACATACCGCATACAATTAACAGCGGCGTTCCAAAGCTGTTTAGATATGACTTTGACAAGCATTATAAATACACCCCTGAATTCAAAAATAAATACGCCATGAAGCCGGGATACGTAGAGATATTAGACCCGAATTTTACCGTATGGGAAAAAATTCAGCGTTATATTTGCCGAAATGTTTGGCTTTACAGAAATACTGCTTATGGCTTTTCTTATGAGGTTTGCGGGCGTTATGTATTAGCTGATAAGGTAAAAACATACGTTGACTATAACTATGCTGAAAACGACAAATGCTATATCGCTGTCGTTAACGATAATCGAATATTTTTAAATAAAACATGGAGCATATTTTACACAAAAAAATATTGCAAATGGTTTTATCTGCGAATTTATTTAGGCTGGAAATTTAAGGGGACTGCGGGGCAATCTATGATCGCTTTTCATATCAATCCATTTAGATTAAACGATTAAGGGGGATTAACAATGATAACATTCAACCCGGATACGGGGCTTATATCGAGCGGAACGGCAGCGATACGGGCTAACCTTGTAACCCAATGGCAAAAAGCGTTTGCGACAGACCCCGATAAGCCATTGCTTGACACAGCCCCCGAAACACCTGCGGGGCAGCTCATTGACGGACAGGCGGTATTAATTAACAGGAAAGATAGTGAGATTCTTTATCTTGCGAATATGTTCAATCCAAAAACCGCGCTTGGAATATGGCAGGACGCACTAGCAGGCATTTACTTCATTGAACGCCATATAGCCATAGCAACCCTTGTTACGGGCAACATCAAAGGCGCATACGGCACAGTTATACCCTATGGAGCTATAGTCCAAGACCAAAAGGGATACACATATACGAACGTCACAGTAACGACCATAGGAGAGGACGGAACAGCTACAGCTATTTTCCGCTGTAGCCAGCGTGGGGCTATTGAAATAGGCGTAGGGCAGCTTACGAAGATAGTTACCGTTGTTCCCGGCTGGGACAGCATAACAAATCTAGCCGCAGGCGTCACCGGACGAAACAGCGAAACGCAGGCAGAATTTGAGCAGCGCAGACGTGCCAGCGTAGCACAGAACGCCCACGGCATAGCGTCGGCGGTTGAGGGCGCACTAGCTAACCTTTCCGACGTAGTAGCCGTATCGGTTTTAGAAAACCGCGGTGACACGGACAAAGTGCTTTACGGCGTCACACTGCCCCCGCATAGTATTTACTGTAGCGTCTATGGCGGGAACATAGAGAGTATAGCCAAAACGATTCACGAAAAAATTGACGGCGGCTGTGGAATTTCGGGAAACACAAAAATCGCTTATGTAGATGAAAAAGGCAATGAATTCGTTTACTACATTGAGATACCGACAACAACAACATTCGCGCTGTCTGTAAAGATAAGGAAAACTTCGACGCTTCCGACCAATTACGAAGAACAAATTAAAAAAGTTGTTCTTCAAAACTTCAACGGCGAATTAAATAAATACGGACGCGCGAAAATGGCACAGACGATTTACGCAAGCCGCTTCTACGCCGATATAGTTGACGTCGGTGTAGATAACCTTGAAAATATTGAGATATCATACCCTAGCGGGTCAGAATGGACTGATAGCGTTGATATTCCAGCTAATCAGATACCAGTAATGAGCGAAAGCAATATCACGATTACTGTACTAGATTAAGGGGGCTTAAATATGGACTTTAGGGGGCAAGAAGATGTGCGCGAGTGCGACAATATACGTGTTGAACTACAACCGTATATCCAAAGTCAATACGGTAGCAGCACAACTATTTATCAGATTTTAGATGATTTTCGCGCGAATATCGACCCTAGTAAAGATATGCTAGTTTTTTATGATAACATATTTAATATAGCGACGGCTAATGGCGTCGGGCTTGATACATGGGGCGAAATCCTTGTTATTGGCAGAACGATAACAGACCCTATTAACGGGAAAAAATTCACGTTAGAAGATGATGAATACCGCTCACTGCTTTACTATAAAGCGTTAGCTAACATCACCGACGCAAGCCTTGCAACGCTTAACTATATGCTGAACAAGCTTTTCCCGGAGCTGGGCGGCGTTGTATTCAACGTTATCGACGAAAAGCAAAGAGAGGACGGGACGTTTTACAATAACTATCCCATGCACGTTCGCTTCGTATTCACAATGTATTTAACAGATGTTCAGCTTGCCGTATTTAGGATAGGCGCGAATTTAATAGTAGGCGCAGGCGTAGGCTGGTCGCTGGTAATGATTGATATCGATAATACGTTTGGTTTTAACGGCAGCCTGCTTCAACCATTCAATAATGGCGTCTTTGACCCGTACCCCAATCTATAGAATAAAGAAAAAAGGAAGTGTTAAAATGGCTATACCAGTAGTTCAAGAACCATTGTATTTATTTGAAAGACCCTTTGCAAACGAAGGGACAAAAAACATCATTCCGGCAACGAATAACGAAACAACGGGATTAGCGTCACAGACGAACGGCTTCCCTGCTATAACGCAAGTCCCAATTAAGGCAGGAGGCATAGCCCCGACACGGGCGGACTTTAACGGTATTCTTTATATGTTATCTGCTTTTGCCTACTGGCAGCAAAGCGGCGGTTTAATGACTTACAAGACGACTTTACAGTATTCTGCAAACTGCCTAGTAAATCACAACAACAAGCTTTATATGTGCATTCTTGCTAATGGCGTAGATACGGCGGCAGGGCTAAAAACTCCGGGCATTGATACAACATACTGGCAAGAGCTTTTGCCATATATAGGCGGTATCACACCTGAACAAGTACAAGATAAGATAGACATATCCATTGGAGAGATACCCAAACCTGTGGCAACACATTTCGGCAGTTATTCAAGTGTTTCATCAAATGGCACTGCTACAACAGACGGAATTATAACTGCAAAAAGTTATTCGAATACTGGGATTACTGGCTATGTAAACGGTTTAGAAGTAATGTATACCGCAGGTAGAAGTAAATACGGACAAGGAAGCTGTTCAATATCTTTTCCAGTACCAAAAGGTGCTACCTATTTAGTGAGTGGCGCGGAGTATGTGCGCTGGCTACCATTAATAAGCGATTAACAAAGGGGTGAAAAAATGGATATTAACAATATAGTCAACTCAACGCGTATAAGAAATGCGCGGCTATTAGACGATATAAATAACAAGATATTAAACAGAGAATACTATAAATTCAAATATCTGCCGTTAGAGGGCGCACTGCCCGGGTTATACTTTCAGCAACAAACAGAGGACGCTATTAATGATATAGGCAACGTGGCATATGCTACAGAAAAAGTTGCAGATGAAGCGTTAAAAATAGCACAACAGGCTTATAACATAGCTTTAGCAGCATTAGAAACGGCGAATAATGCACTTGCCGCAGCTCAAACAGCGCAACAAACCGCTGATACTGCATTGAATATTGCAAAAAATGCTTTAAGCGTTGGAACAGCTGCCGCTACAGCCGCAGCAGCAGCGCAAAAAGCCGCTGACGCAGCGCAAAAAACCGCTGACGCAGCGCAAAAAACCGCTGACGCAGC